ATTCTGTCGGTTGAGTATGTCCAAGTATGCTTTGCCTTACATTCACGACTATTGTAAGATCTTTTTCTAAATTACTATTTTTCGTCCTAAGCTTACTGGCTGTATCATAATACCCTGCTATTGGAACTGTCAAATATGTATAGGTATCATCTTGTGTAGTTGCTCCTGCATCTTGTGTTGTATTTCCTTTGTTTGGCATCGTTCCACTGGCACCTACGCTGCTGCCATTTGTAAATGTTTTTCCAGATAGCACATCTCCTGCTCCTGCTGTTCCCTTTTTGGTGGCACTTACTCCTGCATTGTAGCCACCTTTATAGTTGGCACTGTCTGCATTTACCCGCCCGTCTGCGGCACTTACTCCTGCGTTATACCCCCCTTTGTAGTTGGCACTATTTGTATTTACCCTGTTGTCCGCATCTGTAACGCCTTTATTGTATGCCCCTGCGCCAGACACATAGCCACTTCCATTATGATAGCCTGCTGGGATTGCTACATTTCCATTTCCTGTTGTAGCTCCTGTCCACGCTCCTTTGTTTGGCATTGTTCCACTTGCACCTACACTGCTGCCATTTGTAAATGTTTTTCCAGACAGTACGTCTCCTGCTCCTGCTGTTCCCTTTTTGGTGGCACTTACTCCTGCATTGTACCCACCCTTGTAGTTGGCACTATCCGCATTTACCCGCCCATCTGCGGCACTTACTCCGGCATTATATGCCCCTGCACCAGACACATGTCCACTTCCATTATGATAGCCTGCTGGGATTGTTACATTTCCACTTCCTGTTGTAGCTCCTGTCCACGCTCCTTTGTTTGGCATTGTTCCTGTAATTAAAGTGCCCTTTACTGCTGCTTTTTTACCAGATAAAATATTTCCTGCTGCTGCATCTGCTCCACTGGTATCCATGTTATTGTTATTGCCTGTTATTCCTAAAATCGTATTGCCCTTAACAAGCTTTGCCGCTGTAAGTCCAATTAAGTTCGCAATTGCGCTAAATGCTGCATACAAGTAATTACTTGTGCCATACTTTCCCGATGCAGGTACTTTTAACTTTAACCGCTTATTTGCTGCGTCTAAAGATGCATCTGTACTGTAGTCTGCTATATTTGTCTTATCCGCAAGTGTGCCAGTAATCTTTGTGCCAGCAGCATTGTGCGCTGTGTATCCACTTAGAAGTGCTTCCGCAGTAACAGTATCATCAGATGTATTGATTAAGCCTAACACTTTGTTTAGTAATGTTTCCCATGTATCACCTGCGGAAGCTGTAATTCCCAAGGCAGTAAGATTTTCCACAAGCTGTCTTTTCTTCTCACTGCCAAGCGTAAAAACCTCATTCACCGCATCGATAACATTGTCTGCCTCTATGCCTTCTACAAATTCCGGTGTATTACCATCACCAAGGTATTTGTCCATTCGTTGTTTTAATACTAAATCGTTTTGGAGAAGCTGCTTCTCTGCCTTTGTTTTATTCTCGTTATTTACAAGGTCTGCCCGCTCCACAATATCTATTTCTTCCGAAAATACAGGATTGTCAGATGTATATTTTTTCATAATTTACCCCTTTCTTTAGAATATATCTTCCAATACATACGTCTGTTCCACATCATCATCTTTACCCTTTCTGGTAAAATTCTTGATACAGATAATGTCGCCATCTTCATCGTATAATCCAACCTCACTTATTTCCTCTCCTGCAAGCTCATTCCCCATGAGCGTACATTCATAGCGACATATGGTATCTTCTGGGAAACTATACCCATCAATCGGCTTTCTATACAATTCATTTTTCAAAGCTGCTTGACTGTCTGGTGGCTCTATCACTGTTCCATCTGCCTCTACGCCTCCATTCCCAAACGCCATTCCTACAACCTTTGGAAGCGTTATCGCTCCTGCCCTAGCCTTTACTAACTTCATTCTTGCTGCTTTTGTTATTACTACATTTTTGTTTGTTGCACTCATTCTTATTCCACCCTTTCTTCTTTGTACAGTGCGTCATATTTTGCGGTTCCATCATATCTTAACGTCCCATCATAATAAGCTACATTCCGCAACGTTATGATCTGCATATTTCCTATTTGTCCACAGGGATTGTTTATCTGCATATGCGTCTTAATATTACCTACCATTTTAGTCTGACCATTCTGAATCTTGTCTTTGTACCTTTGCCAAATATTTAAGATATTCTTATGTAACGTCTGGATATACAAAATCTGATTCGTATGCCTTACTTTTTCTGCTATATTTAGTTTTACTAAATTTTTTGTTTCTACCTGAAGAATCAATTTTTTATGCCTGATTTGATTAACGATGCACAATAAAGCATTGGTTTGTATTTTATTTTGTATCAGCATTCTTAAATAATTTTTACTGCATATGAACCTTTGCAATATAAAAACACCTATATGATAGCTTACTACAATACTGATTTTATAGTTTCTTACAGCATTATATTGTGTACTTCCATCATATCGGTCTTGACCATTATATACAGGACAACCCCAAAAGCTTATACTGTATAGACTGCACAAATATAAGTTTATAGATTCCTTTCCCTGTATAAATGCCTTAATGCTGCTTTTACTATATACTACATTTTGCTGTGTTTGCATACGCATCAAGTATCTTATTAAAACCCTAATTTTATATTTTCTTACAGCGTTATATGTAAGTGTGCCATCATAGCAGTATGGTCCTGTATAAATATCATCTCCCCAAAATGGAATATATAAAATAAATATACAAACAGCTCTAATTCGCTCTAAATATGTATTAATAAAAGGAATTTCAACCCTGTCGTTTACAATATACATTGTATGGGACTGCTTTAACTTATTTAATACATCATGCACCAGTTTTGAATTTAATGTTCCTTCTCCTAAAAAATAAGCCTTAAAAATATTAGGGTGAGAAGGAATAAAACCATACGCTCCTAAATCATTTACGTCTGCAATATGTACCTCAAAATTAGTTACATTTTCCAGATATCTTTCCATTCGATATGGGGTCATAGGTGCTCTACAGTCTCTTTTCTGATAAATTAAACCGCGCCGTTCTTCATAGGATAGATTTAATCGAATTGGCAGTCCCCATTTCATCTCATGGTACATCAATCCCCATGTGGCAGTTTCTGGAAAGAATTGTGCAGGCAGGTCCTCCACAATCTCCAGCGCCTTGTCATACTCCACTCCCATCACCTGAAACAGCCATTTTCCCACATAGGATTCATCATAAAATCCATCTGACACATAACTGAGCATCTTCTTAGCACTCTTACTTGTAGGAAAGTTTTCCAGATCAAATTTCTTCATAGAATTGCCTCCTAACAAAAATTAAGAATGCCAGTTTCTGGATACTCTTCTCTATTTAGTCTAATGTTTTGCATCTCTCCATTCATAAAAAACTCATGGAAATCTGTTACACCAGTAATATCAGAAATAATCGGTCTTACATCATTATAACGCAGTATATCCTGTTGTTTTGCCAGTGTATAGATTCCCTTTATCGCAAGCGTAAAATCCGTTTTAATCTGTTCAATTGATGTTGTTTTATCATATAAAAGTCCAGTAATTGTATAATTTATCTCTACAGTTGTGGCAGGTACACATATTAATTTTGCGCAAGCAGTAGGCAGTAACCGTTTACTTCTATCTTCTGGAGATACAATATAATGATACACTTCTTGTACCAGTTCTTCATTGGCAGGCTGTCCATTACCATCTACCAGTGCCAGTTTTACTGTTCCCACACCTTCCGCTGTCGGAATCACAATACAATCACCGGCACCAGCTTCTCTCGCCCAACGAATATAATCACTGTCATTTCCTAAAAATGTAAGACTGTTATCATACTCTGTTGCAATTCTGTCATAGAAATTATCATTGCTCTCCCGTTCGGTGCCTCCTTTAATTTGTTCAGGATTGATTACATCAGTGATGTTTTTATCTGGTTTTGCCATAAGGGTTATGGTATTAGCTGGCACATTGGAACCCCTGCCGCTTTCCACCGCCAATACAGGAATAAGGACTGTACCATTTGTTTCAATCTCTTTTTCCTGCGTAGAACAAAACTGAATGGAAGGTCCGCTGTCTGTTGCTGGTGTACAAAATATTGTTCCCTCTGCAATTACTGTCCCTGGTGTGCCAGTAACCTTTACTTTTCCGGATGCACTTTCTGGCTGGTGCCGTTCAAGATGTACTTGCTGTCCGTGGAGGTCCAGCCATTCATCCCATGCATACTGAGGAAACGCAATCATTAATGCCCTTACTAAATGGTAATTGATAAACTCATCTTTTTCCAGTGCAGCAGGTTTTGTAAAATCATAGGGAAAGCCTCCTGGTGTATTATCAATATCCGCTGGCAGATTATTCATCATTCTCTGGTGTATTTCCTCTGCACTATTATTTTCAATAAATTCTGGCCTTATAAATTCCGGCTGCATACTCTCACACTTCTTCCTCTTAAATTGCAATTGTAATTTCATCACAATCGACGCCTTTTACCTTAAACCTACAATGCATATTGTCACCTTTCCAAGAAAATTCAAAATTCCAGACATCTTCTGTTCTAGGATTTACCATAAGTGCCTCTGTAATTGTTCTCTGTACCATAGATTCAACTGTTTCCACATCGTCATTATCCAGAGCACGTTCCATTTCAACCCCAATAGAATTTGGATATGCAAGGCAGCGATACCGTTCTGTTTGGGCAATCTTAAAACACCATGTAGAATAAGCCTCTTTACCATCACATTCTACAACACGGTTTGTTCCATCTCTAACAAAATCGCCACAAACAGGGTCCCATTTGGCACTCCGCCTGTATTCCATATCATATTTTGTATTTTGTGGTGTAAACTCTGGTACTTGAACCACTGGAAATAACGATTGTGACATTTGCCTCGCCTCCTTTATGCCCTTTCAATTACATCTATTACTACTGCTTCACTCTGCACCCATGCCACTAAAACACGGTCTCCTGCTTTCAGTTTTGGCAGCAACACATCATGACTGTGTCCTGAAAAACCAGAAGGATTATCATGTATATGCTTATCCTCCTGTAAATGTCCTATCCAGCTAGATTCTGATGTCCCTAGCGTATACCCATTAACGGACCTACAAATAGAGTAATCCCCTTTGGGAATTGGAACTGGAAATGTATTTGTTACTAAGCTGTCATTTGCCTGTATCTCTCCAAAATCCAATGTTAAAGGAGATTCATTCTCGCTTTTCATTCGATTGCTCAGGACTGATGCCAATTTTGTTGTTCCGCGATATCCATCAAACCCTTCCATCTGTACTGCCTCCCCTTAATCAAATGTTCCATCATCTACCCAGCCATAGACATTACTACCACTGTCCGTATGGATAAGATGCCACGGGTGTGCTTTTCCAGAACCGTTCTTAATTGTAATTTTCGCCTTTCCCGCCCTTGCGTTGTATCCTTTGGCATCAGAATAACTACTAACATAATGGGTACCACCATGAAAATTCACAATATCACCCACTTGGTATTCTTTCTTTGTCTGTCCGTCATTACTGTTTTCTTTTAATTCTTCTGACTCAGCATACTCCAAATCCATTGACATACTGTAATTATCCGCATTATGCTGAATACTTTTAACATAATAGTAGCTTGAAGTTATGCTGCTTAGAATATAAACAAGATCACCTTTCCGTATAAATGGAACGTCTGGTCCTTGTACTGTCATCTTCTTTTCAATTGCGCCTTCTTCATCAAGTATCTTTTGTGCTGCCAGATTTGCATCGCTTAATGTTTCATCTTTTCCTCTAATATAAATTCTTTGTCGGATACCATACTCAATTGCACCATTTCGTGTAGCTTCTACTCTATGTTTCCCTTCTTTATCTGCCTGACCAACAACTTTTACTCTAGTAATTAAATTTTCTGTACTAACATTTTTACTAAACGATTGGGTATTATCTACACTAAATACATATACTGTTTTATTGCTGCCCCACGGAATCACGCTGGTATATCCCTTTGCGGCTCGTATAATACACTTTTCTTCCCCTTTTTTAACTGCATCATCCAGAAATTCTAATATAATATCAGACAGGTATTTATTATTACATACTGTTTTTCCATGTGAAGCATTTGGTCCATTGTAATCCCCCTGCAATATCTCCCAATCGTTAAAAATTCCTTGAATTGCCCACTTTGTTCCAGTTCCAGAAGGATAATAACGATTATCCTGACTTTTTTGCAGTTTATATAGTTCATCATAGCAGGTACATTTCAAACAATTCTCACTATTCTTTTCTACTTGATTCCAATTTTCTACATATCCTCTAGCTACTTCCTCATAAATAAGCCCATCTGTAGCAAAAATTCCTATTAAGCATCCAGGCTTAATAAGACTTGATAGGTAGCCTTTTGCTGTTTTATTGTTGCGAACTGTAAAAGAAGAACGCATTGAAATTTCATTTTCATTTTCTTCCCAGCCTAAATTCTGAACGAAATCTCCAATGTTATATTCATTTCCAGATGAATCCATTACTAAAACGTGATATTTTATATTCGCTAAATCAATCAAAAGAAAAACGCCTCCTATCTTGGTATTGTCAAAACTTCTCCAGGCCATATCCAATGACCATGATCCGAACTTTCTTTTTTATGTTTTTTCGCTTCTGCCTCTATTGTTTGGACATTAGCATCATAGATAGAGGTCCATTTACTGCCACTCCCTAATTTTTTTGCTGCGATACCCCATAAAGTATCACCACTTACTACAATATAAGTGCCTCCTTCACTGTTCGAGTCACTAGAATCCTCTCTTGGTTTTGTTGCTTTTACAATTCCAAACTCTTCTGTCGTATAAATTTTTAAAGACTTTTTCTGGACAAAAGTTATAGAATACTCGACATTTCCATATGCGCCTATAGGCCGCACTTGAAAAGAGGAGATTGTAACATCTACATTAATCCATGTTTCTGTCACAATCAAATTCAATATGGTTTCATTTTTTATAAAATTATCCAGTATTTTTACACATTCTTTGGGCTCTTTCCAACTGTTTTGTTTTACAATAGGCTCCATTTTTTTTGATTTTCCAAAAAAAACACCTTCCCATGAAAACTCTGATACTGCTGTTCCTTTTGGGACTTTTACAGTTCCCTGAGATATAATGTCAAAACTTTGGTACTTTGCCCCATACTTGCCCTGTATCTTTTCGGGTAGTGATGGAAACGTAAACTTTGCACCGCTTCCAACAGGAATTAATTTTATGTCCATAACTTACACCTTCTTTAATGGCATATTAGAAAATACCTGGCTTAAATTCGCTGCTATTTCTCCGCCTAGTTCGTCAGCCATTTCCTTTAAATGCCGCCTTATTACCTGCATAATATCTTTTTCACTCTGCCCATCACCACCATTAATAACAAACTGTGGCTGAAGGCTTACTTGAATCTGTACTGGTGTCACACTAGAACTGTTTTCCCTTTCTACAGAAACAGGCTTGTATATTGGAGTTGTATCACTGTAATTATCCTCTGCAGTTTCGTTGTAGGCTGTAGGAGCGTTTTTATTTGCCTTATTAAATAAATGATAGCCTGCCTTATTATCGCTTAAATTTGAGCCTCCTACAAAACCTCCGGCTGCATGGGCAGATACTCCTAATGCAGTTCCTGCCTGCTGGTATAAATCTAATGCCCTTGCCCTGCGGCTTGGATTTGTTGGAATTACAAACTCTCCATAGCCTTCTTCTGCCAGCCATGAAAGCTGTGGTCCTCCACTTACATAACCTCCCGCTGCATGACCACTTATTTCTTGACTAACCGTTGGAAGTGTAGGAGTAGTCATGTTGTAAGTTGGTGTCATATTTATTAATGGACTGATGGTAAAAGGATTTTCAGTCGCTGTATCCAATGCTGTCTGCATATCTGTTCTTAAAAGCGAAGAGGAATCCAATAATGCCGCCGAAGCTCCATGACTAAGTGCTGTGCCAAAATAAAGTCCAGTATCCTCCCACTTTTTTGATAGCTCGTCATAACGTTCATTTGAGACTGGACCATACTGTGACATTATATCTTTTATATCACTAGAACCTGAAAAATTGGGCATATACTGTTGCGTAAAAGCTTCCAGATTTTCAGTGCTTCTGTTCCCAGACAAGGCAGTATTTATCTGCTTGGCATAATTACTTATTAACTCCTCGTAATCCTTCCCATACAGTTCTGCCCACTTTTCAAGAGGCATCTCACCCTGCTTTACTCCATTATCTGGCACCACAGCACCTGCCTGCTGCATTATTTCACTAATATCATTATTGGTTAATGCAGACCAATCTATGGCATTCTTAATTTCTTCTGCTGTAGGAATCTGGCTTAAATAACTGCTTAAAATCTGCTTTTTTGTTCCTTCTGGGACTGCAAGCGCAATCTGCTTCAGTTCCAGAGCAATTGTGGTTTGCTCTGACGTATCAAGATCCAGCTTATCAAGCCCTAGCCATTTAACAATATCCTGCGATTCCCATTCTGCTATATTTGGATTCTTTATCATTGCATCATCTAAAGCATGGCTAAGCTTTTCTGACACTGTTCCTTCTATATCAGGCATTATGTCTGACAATTGTTCCTCAAAAGCAGTGGCAATACTATCAAGATTAAAAGTCCTCACTCTTACATCCATCTCATTTATATTTGCATAATAACCCTTTGTAGCCTCCTCAACTTTTTTTTGGTATTCTTCTTCTGTAATTGCTTTATCTTCAAGCTGTAAATTTAGGTCTGTAATTCTCATTGTTAAGGCATTGTCATATTGCTCTGATGCAGATGCTACAAGCACTTGAAGCTCCTCTTGAAGTGCATTAAAGCTATCTACATTAAGTGCAGCGCCTTTATGCTTAATTTGTAGTGTCTGAAACGCTGCATCGGTCTTTGCATCTGCCAGCTTGTTTGTAATATCTGAAATTTGATTTTGCCTGTTTTCAATATCTATGGCTTCGTCTGGAGTAATTATACTATCCTCCAAAGCAGCATTCATGGAATCCGCTAGTTTTGTACCTAAATCCTCAAGCTGGCTTTTCAAGCAGCCATAGTAACTATCCAGATTGGTAGTATCTGCCTCTTCTCCTGTCAGCAGTTTCAAAGCAACTGTTGCTTGGTAATGGTTATTATCAATGAAATCCTGGCTTGTGCTTAGGAAGTTTTCAACTGCACCCCTGTAACTGTCCTTATCTGTTTCAGACAGCTCCATTCCAAGACCTACCTTCCAGTTTTCCTTTTTCAGATTTGTTACAGAAGATTTTAGGTTATTAAACCCCTCTTCTGTATTAGCCACTACATTTGCAAACTCATCTAATTCCTTTGCCATTCCGGCAAAGGTGATTTCGCTTGCAACTTTCTTTACTTCTTTTAAAGACAAGGAAATATCCCCAAAAGCTCTCTTAGCCACATTCGCACATTCTTCCTGAAACATTACCGCGAACTGGGAAGCAGAAACCCCTGCATCATTCATAGCCTGCGTCAATGCTTCATTCTTAAATTTAACATCTTCAATTGCCAATCCCGTAGCTTGAAAGACTTTCTGTGCCTTTTCCGCTTCCTTTTGCATTTCCTCTACATTTTCCTGGTATTCTTCCTTTATCTTGTTTCCCTTAATCCAACCGGTAATACCGCCAACACCAGCACCAATTAAAGCACCTACCGCTGTGCTAATTCCAGGAATAGGAATAATAGTGCCTATCGCTGCACCGGTTGCAGCACCTGCCGCAACTCCTCCGGCTTTCCATGCTGCTGATTCTCCATAGGCTTTCGATTCTTCCTTATTGTCTGATTTAATTGCCTTGTATGCGTCCAGCGCACTACTTATTAGTGTAGCGCCTGCCGCAACCGTACCAATACCAGCTCCCAATCCGGTCGCCGCCAATGCTCCGGTACTCATGGATGCACCGCCCGCCAAGTTCCCGGCTCCTAAATTGATTGCCAGCATAGCAGACTTTCCGAGCAACCCTGTACCTGACGCTGCTGATCCTAGAAAAGAACCCATAAGTGAGGTTCCCGTTTCTGGATTTATTCCAAACAGCCCTTTTCCAAGACTTGTCGCTCCTCTTCCCATACCAATAAACGGGGCGGCAATCTTACTAAGCATAACCGCTGATAAAATAGAGGATAAACCTGCTGACTCGCCACCTGGCAGCAGCTTCCCTGCACTGGAAACCATACTTTTAAATCCCTGCCATAAGCCTCCTGAAATTGAATCAAAATCAAATCCTTGTGAAAATCCTTTTGCAAATGCAGCACCAATACTTACCCCTTCATCTAAAGTTTCACTAATATCTATTCCTAACAGCGTCATAATGCCAGACTTTAATCCTGCTCCAATTCCATTACCAATACTCTGTGCAAACTCTGCAAATTTTACTTTGCCAGTGCTGTTCCACCACTCTAAGAATGGTTCAGCAATAAATTCGTCCCAAGCTATCTTGACCTTTCCGAAGAAATCTGCATCTTGCCACTCCTTTGTATCTGCAATCGCATTGAATTTCCTCTGCATCTGGTCAATTTTCCCGTCAACCCAGTCCATAAATTCATTTAATCCCTGTTCTACTACAGGCATCTGAGCAGTAAGCCATTCAGCAAGATTTCTCACATATGGCGATAGTCTCTCCCCAAAAGAGAGCTTTACCCCATCCACGGCGCTCTGCAGTATTTTAATCGAACCCTGCAGATTATCCATCATAATTTCAGCCATATTTGCAGCAGCTCCATCTGCATTATTTACAGCCTTAGACAGCTTTTCATAATCCTCTGTAGACGCATTTAAAATTGCAATCAGTCCTTTTTGTGCATATGTCCCTGCTATTGTATTAGCAATCATTGATTTCTGTGCAGGCTTAAAATCTTCTGTTGCTGCTCGTAAGTCATCCATAACCTCTTTAAGTGGTCTGGCAGTTTTATCTGAATTATAAAATTCTACACCCAATTTCTTTAGCGCATCAGTAGCACCATTTGTATTTGTAGACAGTCTAGTAAATATAGAATTTAACGCTGTACCTGCCATACTACCTTTAACTCCTGTATTCGCCATCAACCCAGTTGCCAGTGCAACATCTTCAATAGAATATTTCAGTGTTCCAGCCATAGCCCCTGCATATTTAAAGGTCTCTCCCATCAAAGAAACGTTTGTATTGGAGTTCGATGCTGCTACCGCCATAACGTCAGCAAAATGCCCCGCTTCACTTGCCTTCATTCCAAAGGCGGTTAATGCATCAGTCACAATGTCAGATGTTGTACCAAGACTCTCTCCTGATGCTGCGGCAAGATTGAGGATTCCTTCAATCCCGCCAAGCATATCCTCTGTCTTCCAGCCTGCCATAGCCATGTAATTAAACGCTTCTGCTGATTCGGAAGCCGTGAATTTAGTTGTGGCACCCATTTCCTTTGCCTTATTGGTCAATTTTACCATTTCCGAACCAGTAGCGCCGCTTATAGCTTCCACCTGTGACATGGCAGCCTCAAAGCCCTTATAGGTATCTATTGTATCTTTTAATCCTATACTGACTCCAAGAACTGCCCCAGCTTGAAAAATAGGATTTTTCAACAGGTTTATAATCCCCCTTACAGGTGAAGTAATAAAGTCAGCGGCTCGCATAGTAACACTCCACGTTTTTCCAGCGAAACTTCTTAGACCATTTCCGATTTTGGAGATAATTGGAGTAATTTTTTCTTTCGCCTCCAGCAAGATTTGATATTTTTCTTTCGCCCAGCTTGCCAGACTTTTCTCTGTTTTTTGGGCCTGTCTGTCAAACTGGGAAACCTGTTCTCCTGCCTTCTTGGAAGAATTTCCTGTTTTCTCTGCTGCCTCCTCTAGTTTTCCTATTTTTCGAATCAGATTTGACAGCTCAGGTTCTGTCTTATCTACAGTCTCGATTGGTATTTCAATTTTAAGTGTCTGTGCTATTATCCTCACCTACTTTCATTCGTGATTCTACGGTTACTCTCATAGAGGCAAGTATAAATTTTTGTATGCCTTCTGGCTTTTTATAAAATTCATCAGGGGTAATGCCTGTTGTCTGAAAAATGTGGTGTAACAGACAGGTTTTTCCCCCTGCACAAATTAGTTTTTTATTACGTCCTCCAGATTGTCTTCATACCCACTCAGCTTGTCGATTGCTTCCAAAATCCTGTCTTTTTCCCCAGCTTTAAGTGTATATTCAATCACGTCCAAACCGTTCATAATACGGTCTTTTTTAGCGTTTAGCGCCTCCCATATTTTACGGTTATCCCACAGTTTCGCCCTATCTTCTGCCACTGTCGCCTCATAAATAATCGCAGATTGATATTTAATCCGGTCTGTCTCCTCTGGCAGTTTCATTCCAAGCTGCTTATTGCGCACATACTTGGTATGCTTTCTTTTACACTTCTCATATTCCTGTGAACTAAGGGGGCGAATATTGAATGCAAAGAACAGCCTCTTATCCCGAATAATCTCAATGCGCTGCGTTTCCTCAGACACGAACTTTGCCGCAGCAATCAGTCCCTGTATAAAATCCTCTTCATTTGCCCGCATCAATGCTTGAGTATCTTTTGTATCTGTCTCATATTCTCCTATGTGTTGCGTACTTTCTACTTCAGGCTCACTTTCTCTTCTCGTTACACCTTTTACAAATTCTTTTGACATCTGATTTTCCTCCAACTCTGTAATCAAGGTAGGGAAAGTTGTTTCCCCTACTTATCGCGCGACCGGTGCACTACTTTAATGGCATATTCCCTCTGCACAGGTCTACGCATAATAAAAGAGAGTGACACCCTGCCACTCTCCATCGTTGTTACTTAAATTTTTACTAACTGTCGATACTAAGTAAGGTCTGTAACTTCGGCGCCTTGTTCACAAAGAAATTCCAGTTGCGCTTAATTACATCACCTACAGAAACATTCTGAATGTCCACCTGCCCTGAAGGAATACAATCTCGATAGATTACACGCTCTTCCGATCCATTTCTCCCTAAAAGAGAACCCTGAAAGTCCCATACTGGCATAACCTGTGTCTCCAATGCGGTCATAAGCTCAACAATAAATTCATCATCTTCTACTACAATCTGCGACATGGTAAGACTAACAGAAAAAGTATTCGCCGTCTCATGTTCCTGTGCATCTCCAAGCACATTATATTTACTATTATTCCAATTAACATTCGACGTAAACTGCTCCACAGTTGCAAGCATAACCCCATCTTTATTGTAGAATGCTCCATCTTTACCGGTTCTTGCATGTCTGGAATCACCTGCTGCTCTTTCATTTCTCATAAGCTATCCTCCTACTCTTCCCTTGTACTAAAACGGAAAGTAAATGTCAGATAGATATGTTCCATGCTGTCTTTATCAATTACATCAATGTCAAACCACGCGCTGTCTCCATCTGATAAATAGGCACTACTCTCCGTTACTGTGCAAGCTACTAATTTACCCTCAGCTTTCATGTCATCACCAACACCCTGTAGCTGGCTAATTACTGTCTGCCTGCCGTTTGTGTCATTATCAACTTTTCCCACTAAATCGTCGGCGGTGTTGTTAATCCTGCGAATCAGCTCGAAACGGGTTTTTACCCTGCGGATTTTCTTCCAGCCATCATCTTGGTTGTCTGCTGGAGTTATAAGGGTATTGATTGCATTGTCAATCCACACTTGCTTTGACTTATTATAGCTAAGTACAATACAGCCTTTTTTCTCTGCGGCAATCATATCTGTATTAGACAAACTCTCCTTTAACTCAGAAAAGCCGTTAATTACCGTATGCGTTAGCGACGAGTTGGAGGCACATGCGCCAATCATACCAGCAATCCTTGCCGCTGTCTGATAACCGTCAATAATTACACCCTGTTCATCAACCTTTGCATTCAGCACATAGTTTATCTTTTCATCGTTGAAAGATGCTGCGTGCATAATTCTAGTCTCTAAGTCAACAGACTGTTTTTCTGCTATAACTGCCTGTGTCAGAGAGCCAGCATCAAAAATACGGTTAATAAAAGACTGTAGAAGCATGTGGATTGAGGTTTCCTCTGTGTCAACACAAATCGTATTGTACTCAAATGGTTCCACTTGTGCAAATGCATTGGAATAATCCCCGCTTGTCACTTCTGGATTTGTTCCTTTTGTGAAAACACTCTGTAACACATTGGCTACAATTTTTTCATCTTCTCTCTCTTTTGCCTCAGCCTTGAAATTTTTAGATGTAGCAAAAGCCTCCACAAGAGCCTTTACCTCTCCCACACCGGCTGCAAATTCCAACTTTTCAAACTGTGTTGTACCTGTGTAAACAATACACTCTTTTAAGCTAGAATCGGAAAGCTTTTCGCGGATTGTCACTGTAAAATCCTTATCTCCCGGATATTTTGCTGTAATAGTGACAGCCTCCATATCATCTTTGTCTTTTAATGTAATTGTTCCTTGTCTGCCTCCGTTACCAACACGACAGGCAATAATAGTTTTTGCTCCACCTGCAAATGCTTCCCTTAACGCATCTGTGGTAAGTCCAATTCCAAATATTCCTTCGTAACCATCTTCTACTGATAATTCTACCGCTTCATTAAGCGGTCCAAAGTCTGCTCGGAAGATGACGGCTGTTATTCCATTTAAAATACCTGCTGTCGCGTTTGAACCTTTCCTCTGAATATTGAAGTAGGAACCAGGGCGCACCTTTGTTTCTCCTAACATAAATGTACCAGCCACTCTACTTTACCTCCTTTTTCAAAAATTTCTGTACTACTACTTTTGCTTCAGACACAGTGTATTCCTTTTTTCCACCCTCTTTTAAAGCGGCTGTTATACACTCTGGTCTTGTGCCAAATACAGTTTTGGCATTTGCTGCAAGTTCCTCCACCTTATAGACAGATTCCTCTGGAACTTTTGCAGATGGGCTTCTGTTCTGTGCAGTTTCAATTGTTTCTACATTTTTTGTTTCTTTTGCCATGTGGTCCCTCCTTATAAATACTTTGTATGGGCGGCTGTTAACGTATGCCCTTTTGCTTTGTATCTTAGCAGCCCATAATGACCCGTTACAAAAATCTGACCTTCTTTCAAGTAGTCGGCCTTATAGTTTACCTGCAAGTGTTTTACAAACATAGGCGAGTAATCCAGCATAATAATTTCTCCATCAAGAGATACTTTTTGTGCAATAATTCCTGTGATTTTTATTCTCAATTCATTATCTGGACATAAAATATGGACAGCAATTCTACTGTCCATCCAAGCAACTGTATTCGTTTCTGTAGATTTCTCTATTGATACTAGCCTACAATAAACTATTGGTTTTTCTGTTGTTGCTTCTGTTATCTCTTCCATTCTGTCATATCCGATAATCAGGCATTCCGGACATAGTTCTTTGATGTACTTATTAACTGCCATAATTGGATCAGGGTCAGATGTTTCTTGGGAAGGGTATTCCAGAATGTCAAACCGCACTTCACTTCCAATTGTTACATTCCCTTTTTCACTATCTATAGTGAAGGCATCTGTCCTCGCCCATGTAAAACAGTATGGTGTGCCTTCTGCTGGCTTTAAGACTACATCTCGCAGGCAGTCCCTTACCAGTGGTTCAATCGCCTCTGGTATGATTTCTGTTGTGTTTTGACATAATAATGATACAGACAATGTACCAGCACTGTGTCTTTCTTCATTTGCCTGTAGGTCAAAATTGTAGACAATCATTGGATACTGTGTATTGCCGCCCCACCCTTCCTGGCTTTCTTCTGGCGGTTCTGGGCTAAAAACAGCAGGTGCCCCAGAAAATATTGCAAGATGCTTTACAAGATTCACTGAATTAATAAACCTTTTATAAATCAATTCCTCAAGCTTCACTTTCTCCCTCATCTCCTTTCGTTTCCTGCTGTTCTTTGTCTGCCTGAATGCCATACTCAAATACTTCCGACATATCAGTCGACCATCTGATTTCCCATTGCCCGCTTACTACCTCAGCCACAGGAATCATAAAATGGTTTGTTACATTTCCAATTCCGGGGTAATACTGCACAATTAGTTGGTCCTCTGCTGCTGATGTTACAAACCCTGCTTTTCCCTCATTCCATGTATAATGTTTCCCCCAAAACAAATCTCCACGCTTAATTTGAGACATATCGAAAGCAGTTGTCGGTTTCTCTATTATCAATGACATATTTTACCCCCTTATGTATAAGGCTCATTGTAAATTTTCTGGATTTCTGGTATAGCTTTTTCTTTTATTTTATCTACAAATGGTCTAGGTGCTATTTTATAGGTTCCATTCTCCAAAATACCTGCATATAACTCTTGGCTTTCAATCTCTGCTATGATTGCAACTCCTCCGTCGGAGGAACTTTCGCTTCTTATTTGTCCGTTCCAATGCATACGCAGATTGCCTGTTCGTCTAGCTGGCGCTTCCCCTGGAGCTGATGCTGTGTATGTTGCGTGTTTTGTATAAGGTTTTCTATAAACTTTTCCACTCCGCTGCCCTTTTAACACTTCTAGTTCGGCATTTCTAATTGCATTTACTGCACGAACTCCTCTGGAAATTACCCTTCGGTTAACTTCTGATATTTGTTCTTTTATCGTTGCACGAATAGCACTTCCTGCACTTCCATTTTTTCCATCTGTCCATAATTTCACTTTGCATCTCGCCTTTCCTCCGCATAATATATTGTTGATATATCAAGAGAACCAGTATCATCAATATCAACAATGTAAAACACACGTTCTCCAAGCACCAATTTGTCAGTACGCTTTGCCTTGGGACTTCCAGCCTGTACAATGGTATGTGTAATAACATGATCTTTCTGATTATGGTTTGTCCTATCCTCGTCAGAAGCCTCTGCAAGACACCCTTTCAAGGTTTTTGTTCCATCACCACTATGGCTATTTGCCACCCTTCCTGTGCTTGTCACAACCTGTTTATTCTCTTCAATGATAAAATCTTTGAAGAGATTCCCTGGTCTTATATACATTAATCTTGCATTGTTCACTTGTTTCTAGCCCTTTCATTCTGCTGCATACCAAGGTAGAAGTATGGTGGTTTATTATATGCCTTATTTCCAAGCTGTGGTATATTGCAGGACTCCGCTGATACTTCCTTTTTCAGTTTATCATAATCTGCTCTCCACAGCTTTGCTCTTTCTTGCATATATAATTGCAAAGGACCAGTCTTTGTATCAACCTCATAAGCAAAGCGGCGGCATAGACTTTCTAACAGCATAAGCTTTGCTCTTTTCCATGATTTTGGATAAGATTCAATTGCTGCTTGGATTTCTTCGTCGGTTAGTGCTGTAGTGTCAGAAAGACCTTCTACCATAACATCACCAAGTTCAAACCTCATACGGTCCTTTCCAGGTTCCTTAATATTCCCCGGATCATATGTGTATGTACCTTTTGCCATTAGGCATCAACTCCCTCTGTATTGGTTCCTATGGCTTCGTTACCGCCTGTAGATTCGTTTGAAACTGTTTTTGTAGAAAATAATTTATCTGCCTGCTCTTTTGCCGCATTCTTGACTGTTTTTCTGCTGTCTGCTGCATAGAGAAGTACCAAAATATTTTCCTCTTTAACATCTGCAATTGCTTTGATGCTTTCTTCCGCTGTCATTTGCAAGATACCAAAAACCATCTTAATTTCATTTGATGTAACAGGCACTTCGGTGGCTACACCACCATTTTCAGCATAATCCCATCCCCTTGCATGAATAACAAATTCTCCAATAGACAACATTTCACTCTTCAACTCGTCTAATTCCTTTGCAAGTATGGCATAGCTTTCATCTACTTCTCGCATCTGCTGAGGTGTAATGCCAAGTTTGCGATACTCCTGCAATTCTGCCATATCCTCAGAACTTAAAAAGGCACCGGACTCTTCGCCCGATACCTCTTTTTCATTCTCTACAATAGCAAGCACTCCCATCTTTTGTTGCGCCTTAGCATCCGCCACAAGGTTTGCCGGAATTTCATCACCAATATAAAACTGCCTGCCGCCAAAGCTGCAAGGTCTATTCGCAATTAATTTCATAGTGTCCCCCTTAAACTGCATCTGCAAAAAACATAGCCAAATCGTCTGCTGTCTTTTTCATATCTGCTGCCATAAGCCCCTCAATAAATTCAGAATGCGTTCCATTCTCTCCTAGATAATTGAGAATTGGAAGGATATTGCCATTTCCCAACATGTCCCATGTAAAAATATAACCAGCAGAAGGTTCATCGATAGATGGTGTATCTGTTGCATAAGCCAACAAGAAAGCATTTGGATCACCGATATACTCCATCTTTGCAGCCTGTCCTAATTCTGCTTTATTCATAATTGACCGCTGCACTGTAATCTTATCAATTCCAAAAAGCTGTGCCAGTACATTTAGCGTAACAGATGCAGGGTTGGCTGTAGAACCACCATATTTTACTCTTTCCAGAATTGCAGGGTGTTTCTTCAATGCATTAAATACATTAACACCCAGTGCTAATCTATTTGGCATACGACCCGTAGATTCTTCCATTGCCGTTTTTTTCTCATCAACAAAGGACACAGGATCGGAGTTGCCATTGCTAAATTTAATAAACTGCCCCGATGTAGGGGTCGTAACATCAACGCCTGTAAACTCCTGCCCCCACACTCCTTTTGTAAAAAATTTACGGGCAAACCATGCATCTTGGTGAATATTTGCCTGCCCAGCCATTGTCTTTGTCCGCTGCTGTTTTGGGTCTGCTATTTTCGGTCCCATTCTACGATTAAGGTCTGTCTGCCGAATCTGGTCAATCCCCATAATCATCTGGTCTACCACACAAGCGTAGGTATCTGTATGTTCGGAGAGCACTGCTGGGTCAACTTTACCATATGCTGGTTTCCGATGCCAGTTATCCCGCAATAAATCTTCCTTGTCAAAAATATAATAGTTATCAGAAGACACGGAAACCGGACAGATTGGAAAAATCGTCTTTGCAAAACTCTTTGAGTCACTCTGATAATATGCCAGTGCCATATTGGATAACGCCGTATGTGGTCTGAAAGCACCCTTTGCAATATCTGCCTGAATGCTTGCTGCTGTTCTTTTTGCCATTTTTGTTTTCCTCCTATTCTAAGCCTTTTGATACTTGGATATCTGCACTCTACAGTATTCATCTTTTGTTACTGATGAAAGTGCAATACCCACTATATGGCTGCCGGACTCTGCCTTAACAGCCAATCCATTAGACGCTGTGACTTCATCACCTTTGGCAATATCACCACCAGCTAAAATGTAGCCAATATCCTTAATCTGGATATCGACATCATCACCAATATTTACTTTGCCAGACTCTACACCAGAAATATCATTCATTCCAGACTCAATTAGCGCAATTCCTACCAGAACTGTAGAGCCATCTGTCGCTAAAATAACTTTTCCTTCTTTATCGTATGTCACAATTCGATTTCTTGCATCTGAAATCTCGGTACCAGCTTGCTCCACAATCGTAACACTCTGGTTAATCTGTGCTCCATTAAAATTTCTGTTTACCACTTTCTTTTTCTCCTTCCTTAAAATCCTGCCTCAACTTCGTATTCCTCCATTAACTCTGGATTGTCCTCCCATGCTTTCGCCATTGCAGAAGCATAATCCAGAGAAGAATCTTTCTCCATATATCCTTTGGCAATTGCTTCAACTTTTGCTTCAACTGCTCCCACTGTGTTAGAACCGTGACCAGACTTTCCTATTTCAGAAAATACACCAGACTTTTCTACCGTGGATACCGCCTGGTCCAATACAGCAATCATATCATTGTATGCAGTACCTCCCGCAGCTCTAAGACTTTTGAATAAAGGCAGCAGTTCTTCTGGTTTCTTACCAATAATTTCATACTTCTTTGCAACCTGACTCAGTTCTCTCTCCTCTGCTGCTTCTCGGAACTTCTTTAGGTCTTCTAACTCCGCTTTGACTGCTGGGTGTAATCCCTTATAGATACTCTCATCGTTATCTGGCTGTGATGTTGATACCTCAAGCTGTGTTTGAGCAGTTGCCTCAGACAGTGTTGCAGACTTCTCTACAAAAGGCAATACCGATACAACAGGCGGTACCATCGCAGAAGTATTACTTGCAGACTGCTCCTCCACACCATAACGCTTTTCAATACTTTCTAAAAAAGCTCTCTCCGCATCTGTCATTTTACTCTTATCAATCTTCATTTCCTCTCTGTCTCCTTTCGGGTTTTCATTATTGTCTGTTTCATTTTCTTCTGATTCAGCATCTTCACTGGCTTTTTTAATTGATTCATTCAGTCTTTCCACCGCTGCTTTCATAATCTCCAAATCCGCCTCTGATACCTCTTCATTCTTCTTTACAATACTGGCTGCCTTACCATTGGACCACTTCTTAATTGATTCCTGCACTACTGCATAAAATTCATCAAGGCTCTCCTGCATTGCTGTTGCTGTATTAGTGCTGTCTATCTCTTCATCATTCAAAATCGAGCATAGAGCAGACTGCAATGCATAACAAATATCCCACATTTCATCAGATATCTTTCGATCATTGACTTCATTCATTTTCTCATTAAAACTTACAGAATTATCCTTCTGTATTTCAGCCAATGCACTGTCAATTTCCCCTGGGTCCATACCAGCCGCTTTTCCAATAAAGCCAAACAACTTTTTAAGTATGCTGCTAGAATTTTTCGGTTCTTCCCTGTCTTTTTTCTTCCTCATTTTAATGTCAGCATCAGGATTTGCCCCTTCATCTACAAAATCTACCTTTTTGATTTTAAGATTTTTTAGCTTTGTTGCCACTTTCTTGTCTCCTTTCTTCAGATTTTATAAAATAAAAGGCACTCGTTGTCGAATGCCTTTTTGCCATGAAAATATGTACTGCCTACGCCCTTTTAAAGTTCCATAGGTAAAATTTTAGGTTGAATGATCTGAAAATCGCAATACTCCCATTTTACAAGGCATTTTCGTTTTCTGCCTGTACTCTTTCCGCTTCACCTTCAATACTCAGCATGGAATATGTACCATTCTTGATTTTCTCCCACACATCTTTGTCAGTTACCTTAAAACCGATCCACCAGCCAACTGGCAGCGTTCCTGCTGGAATACCCATTGCTGCCATTTTATCCTCTGTGAATACAACACTTTCTATTAATACAGCAACACCGCCCCGCTCGTGCATCTCTCCACCGTCACCATACAGCCTGACATACTCATACGCTGCTGCCTCCAGCTCTTCCGGTTCAATAATATCACCCTGCCAGTCCTCAATCAGTTCTCCGCCAACCCTCATAGACACATTCGCCCAGCCAAAAGCAAGCATCTTTTCATCATCGGACTTTGCTATTCTGAAATGTCCCTTTATGACATTATTCCGTTTTTCAATCAGTTCAGAGAATTTTTTCACTTTCTTTTCCTTCCTGCTTTATTCTTTATTACAGCTAACTTTAAAGACATAAGCATAAAAAAAGAACCTGTTTCCAAGTCCTTTATTTTTTCTGCTTTTTATAATTATCTAATTGTTTTTTGACTCTTTTTTTGTAATCTTCGATGCCAAGGTATGTTTCAAAATGGAATAGAGGAAACGGTTTTCCTATATCTAGCTCTTTCCATTCTTTTTTCATCTCCAAAAGCTCCTCATCTGTTCGTAAATACTGTACTATGTTTTCCACGAAACAACCTCCTTATATGCCTCATATAAGTCTTTTAACATTCCATCAAATTCTTTTCTAATCACAGAATCACTCATATCAATACATGTAATATCTGCAAAAATTTCCATTACACGTTTGCGTTCATTAGATAAATATTCAGGGGTGTGCCCTATAAAAAGCATATCATTTGCCTTCCCTTTTGTCAATGAACTAATTAAATCATTGAAAGCAAAACTATTACGATATTCATCATTCTGCAAGAGTTTATCCATTGCAGATAGATTAGACATTATCAATGATTCTAGATCGTTTATCGCATATAAAAAATGCTCATTTTTCCACGAATGAAGAAAAAGGAAATCTACTCTATGAGCATTTTCATGTGTTAACACAAATCCCATATCATAATTATTTGCATTTTTTGCATTTGGATTGTATTGAATTATATCCCTGCCATTATCATATGCAAACGCCTCTTTCATTGCTTCATTCTTTTCATATTTCACCTCATCATGGCTCATAAGCAATCTCGTACTCATAGCTTCATCACCATTTGTACTAACAAGACTACTATCATAATCATCTATTGAAGCATCTATCCATTCATCTCCTGTTCTCATAGGGCTTTCTATTATTTCTCTATAATTCTCCACCTCTATATATTCCACAGCGCAGCCACAATTTGGGTGTGCTGGTGGTAAAAGGTCCTGCCCTGGGAAAAGCATTCTGCCCTTAAATGGAAATCCTTTTTCCATTTCAATTTCCATGCCTTCTAACGCCTGACATATACTGCACACCCTGTCATCTCCTGATGTGCTCCACCTTTTTTTTACTGTTCCAAGATACCCTTGTTCCTGTGCCTGCCGCACTCCTGCATCTGCTCCCCTGTTATATGCAAAAGCACTTTCTGTCCGTGCAATTGTCATAGCTCTTTGACGGTGTTTTCTCTCTGCATATTTGCAAGCAGCATCTAGCGCTTTTCTCTGCATACTTTCGGGTTTCATCCGTGGGTGCTCTTTTTTTAGATTTTCTATAATACTGTCATAAAGCTTGGCTACTGCCTTGGCATCTCCTTTTGTCAAGCCAATACAGGGACGAATAAACCTAGAAAGTTCATCAACTGTATGCTGCTCTCTCATTTTCTTCGTAAGAAGTGCAGCAATAGCCTCTTTCTGTTCCTGGGTACAGGCTGTTACAAGCTGTGCACCACGTTCATTAATCCACTTTAATAAACCTGGTGTCTGTGTATTAAACTCAAAGGCAAGATTGTCAAGAATTGGCTGCCCCTTTACTCCCGCCTCTATTGCTTTTGTCCACATACTGTTCAGCCTATTAGTTATTAAGATGGAGTAATCCTGCTGCCACAGTTCCAATGCTTCTGTAGTAAGAACGCCCTCAAGTACCGTCTGCCTAAGTTCTTGATAAGTGATTGCGTCCTGTTGGTCCTTCCAAAATCCACATAAGATTTCAACTGGATCATCACACTCGCTTTCCAGGTACTCTTCAAGCCTTTGTAGGACCTCTTGGCTGTTTTTGGTCTTTACTTTCCGTACCCGTCTGGCTGGCATAATTCTTATTGCCATTGGCAGCACTCCTTCCTAATCTTTTTTTAGCCTCCTCTGCTTTTTTATCTGGAATTTCTTCCACTTCCTTGTCAGCTTCCTCACCCGTGGCTGTTTCTGGTTCAGGAGGCTGGTTCTGCTCCTGCTGCTTTTGGCGAGTATGGTCAAGCTCTCTGGTATTAGAATAAACCCTGCCTGGAAGATGCCCTACCTGTCGGATATAATCTTCTAAACTATCATCTGGTATCAAAACACCGATTCCAGTCATATCTTTTATAAACGATGCCACTTTCGTAATGTCAGCATCTTCAATATCACCATGCGTCATTTTCGGATATTCTGTAATTCCTGCAAAGTGTTGACCGTTAATATCTATTAATGATGGTATGCCCTGGCTGTTAAACGTCTCACAAATAATATCCAAAAATGCGCCTATGGCAACGGCAAACAGCTCTGTTTTATCAGAACTCAATGCCCAGCTCCCTGTCTGGTCATGCCCTAAAAAAATAAAATCCGCCAATACTGTCATGGCGATTCTGGTATCATAACGATTAATAATTGCATTGGTATCAAACTGCCTAGTTCCACCAGAACTAAGCAATTCTAACTTATAACCAGCCGGAAGAACTACACCTTCCATTTCATCTCTGCGAATGCTTCTAACCATTGCTTCAAGTCCCGAACGTGCTTCAACAGTCTGCGGATTCTGATTGTCCCATATATCAAAATTTTCTGGTCCATAAATAACCGGAAGACCAGCCAAATCTCTTTCAATTCCAATTCCCTCAATCTCCTGTATACGGCGCTTGAAATACCATGAACGATAGGCGTTCCTCAAAATGCTCCGACCTTCTGGATTATTCTTTCTTGACTTTGTGCGAAATAATAGTGCCTTCTCAATGGGGATTGTAAAGGTGCCAAAGTCAGGAGGCGGCATTTGTGTCATGCCAAGCAAGTTATCCTCGTTGTCATATTCCCACTGATAGAGCGTTTCCTGCGCTCTGATTGGCAGCTTCCTCCAGCCAATCAGACCATCATTGTATTTGCTCTTTGTCCGTGGGTCTTTTGTATTTCCCATGCGGCGTTTATACACAATCTCATGGTAGCTCCAGCCATAAGTGAGAAAAGACAGAATTTCAGAGATGGTATCTATCCATGTATCCTGCATATCATTCATGCAGCTTTCTACAAATTCAGCTGCTTCTTTATCTTTTGCTGTATCTCCGCCAGGCTCCACATTCCAGTTACACTGCCTTACCAGCATTTCGATTGCAAAAAGGATAGCGCCTACTATATCATCGTTCTCTGACATTTCTGTGTAAGCTGCTATCCCTCTGTGTCCTCTCAGCTCTAGTAGAAACTCTTCATAAATAGTTCCTCCGTATCGCCGCTGCCCTATGCGCCCAATTTCTTTGTTTCCAGCCATTTCTTCTCACCTCACTTTCTCCAATAACTATCCTTTCCTAAACTGCTGCCTGAAGGTGGCACTGAATAAGTCATACCGCTTTCTATTTGGTTGAAAGCGTTTGCTCCAGCGTCTACCATATCCTTAAAATCTGACTGTGGGAACGACTCATATTGATTAAAAAACTCACTGTTCCACGGTGCAATCAAAATATCAACAAATCCTGTATCCATTGTTTCAGTACCCTGCCACATTGCAGAAAAAGGCTCCGCCCTTGTTACTTTGTCTCCAGATTCCGGCATTATCTTCACAACAAATCCTGATAACAGTTTCATATAACTTTGTGCCTGCTCTTTCCCTGCCTGCCCAGGGTCTTGTGGCAATCTTTGGACTACTCTGCCGTATGCTGCCCTGTCTGCCTGTGCTGTCATAAGCACCAACTTTCTAACATCTGAAGCTGACAGGCGCCTATTGATAACATCTGCCACAATGTACCTTCCACAACTTCGCTTTCCGATAAGCACACCAGCCGTATATGCTGGATTGCCTTTCTCATCTTCTGAAGTTGCCGCAAGGTCCCAGCCCCTGCACCACAATATGACATCATTTGGAATTTCACTTACTATATTTACCTGAGTCCTCTTAAACATTAAACCGGCAGCAGCTTTAATCTTCCAGTTGCCATATAACAGCCTTTCCCTCTCTACAAGGGGCAGGGCTTTTAGATTTGCAAGATACCCTGGGTCCATCTTCATTAGGATTTTATTGTCCTGCAATGTACTTGCTATAAATGTTACACTTTTAGGCATTGTCTCAGCTTCCTGTCTTGCTATATCATTTTCCATAGCAAGCTGTATTGCTGCTTCTTTAGAATCAACCCAATGGATAACTTCATTTATTCGTATCATCCAACGAATTTTTCCAGAACGCTCTTTTATCGGATAACCAGTATCCTGATCTATCCACCACTCAATGAATGTCGCTACCCAACTGTCAGCATCTGGATTACAAGTTGCTCGCACATATGGTTTTACACCACTTATGGTTCGGTTTCTAGATAACATATAAAAGAACTGCCACTCCGAAAAGTGGGTTAGTTCATCAAAGCCTATCAGGGCAATCTGCGCTCCCTGCCACCCTTCACAATCCTCATCACGCCCAAGGTGGGCAAAGCTAACTGTTGCACCGCTTCTAAAACACCAATGTAATTTAGGGGTCTTAACAGGTTGTGCTCCCTGTATCCAACTGTAAATATGTCTTGATGAATCCCACAATCCACCTGGAGACGTGATTTGTGTATACTCTTTACGGAAAATGAGCGCATTAAAATCTGAATTATTCATATGGCGTATTGCTTCAAGAAGTAAGGCATATGTTTTGCCTCCTCCTGCTGCGCCGCCGTAAATACAAATATCCGCAGATGATGCAAGAAACATCTCCTGTGGACCTTTCTGCGGTGCAAGCACTAATTTTTCCTTCACGCATTGTTCCTCCCATTATCAGGAAAGTACACATGCACTTCCGCTTTATTGTCTATCAAATCATTCTTATTTTCTTTTAGCTTTTCCATCTGTATCTTTTGCGCTGTAGTTGCCATATCCATGTGTTCAGACAGCCATTGTAATGCTTTCATTCTGTCAGCAAGTTTTATACTCGCACCATCTTTTCCTTGTTTTACTTCTGACAGTATCGTGCCATCTAATTGTGAGCTGTCCTTAAACCTAACTCTGTTCATACTCTTTATTAGCTGCTTTTCTTCCCCTGTATCTGAATCAATTATTTTAACTGGTCCGTTCATAGAGACCACCGGAATCTCTTCTGTACCAAATTCCAAGTAATCAGTAATATCAGCAAACGCTATATCCATATATTTTTGAAAAATGTCAGCCTCGCTTAAAAATTTCCTGTTAAGATTCTCTTCCTTTAGTCTTTGTATCTCCTCCTTGACCTTATCATTCCTCAGTAATCTACTTCCATTACACATTGCGGAGTTATATTCGCAGTTATAAGCTTTCTGATATGCCTTTGTTGCATTAAAACAACGTATATAATAAATACAAAAAAGTTGTTGCTTATCTGTAAGAGTTTTGTTTTCTGCCTCATTTCCCACTTCATCTGCAACAACTTTCTTTGCTTTTTTTGCAACGTTGCATGTTTCTTTCGCAACGTTGCAACCCCATTTATTTCTATTTTTCCAGCTCCTAACAGTTCCTTCCGGAACACCAAGTTCTTTTGCGATGTCAATTAATTTTAATCCAGCAAGATACATCTGCCTTGCCTTTTCAATCCTCTCGTCAGCTCTTTGTGACACTCACCCCCACCTTCCTTTTATCTCTTTATACATAAAAAGAGAGACCTATACAAGTCTCTCTTTCGCAATCCTTTGATTCCTTACTTTAACATTTTACACTAAATGTTTTCTACTTGCAACCTACTCTTTTTCTACCGTTTTTCTCGTAGAAATTTATTAATCAAGCCTAATCCTCGCCGTCTTGCAAAACTTGTCCCTGTCACGTTCTGCACCCTTTATGATATGAATAACCTCTTTGAATTTACGTTCATCTTTCATGGTGACACCGCCTTTCCTCCTGCAAAAAGCGAAGCTGCGTAGCGGAATCCCTCTATAAATCCCTGTTCATTTGAACTATACGATACTTCGGCGATAATATCCTCAATATCATCACTATAATTCTCTCCAAAATACTTCTCTGCTTTTTCCCTTGCGGCGATTGCCTCCTTGGAATCCTCTGCCCTGTAATAATTTACATAGATACTGTATAAATCTTTTAACGCTTCCATACTAAATACCCCCTTTCAACATACCAGCACCTAACAGATACCCAAAATAAAACTCATACATGCTGCCATAATTGGAAACATTTTGAGGTGTTCTCCTGTTAAGCCCATAACCTGCATTCCAAATTTCATGAGCAAGCCACTCATTATATCCAACAGCAGGGTTTTCACTGCTTATTACCTTCTCAATTAGCGGAATTATCTTCTTTGCGGTCTCTGCTGCCTGCCGCTTTTCTTTCTGCTCCATCTGCCGTGTATGCGCATCAAGCAATGCTCTGTATGTATGTTCGCCATACTCTCTATACACATGCTCAAGGAACTGTCCTTTGCCAGATTCTTCGTCAGCTACCCAATAATTAGGGAAGGTTATCACTTCTAAGAACCCATCAATATCCTTTTGCGGTACCGTTTTATTAACAAACAGTGTCGCCTTGTTTACATCAGCCATTGCAACAAAGTTGCTTAAATCAGCATGGTACAGGTTCTTCAGAATAAACGTTAAACCTGTTGGAAGCTCTTTTGGGGTGACTCTTTTAACTACCATAGCAATATCTCCTTTCCAATCAAAGCGTGTCTTGGTCTTCCATATTCGAAAACATCAACTGTGCGTTTACAGTTTCAATTGTCTCTGCCAGTACAAGCGGCGGCGTGTAACCTTGTATAATTGTTATCGCTGTTTCAGTCTGATTTCGCTTGATTGCCAGATATGACTTCACGCCAAAATTCCGATATAACTGCCCATACAAATCAGCGTAAAGCTTTCCTCTAAGGCTCCTATCTTGATATGCGTTAGATTCCTTGCCACCAAGACATTGTACACCTTTTCTTTTAACCGCGCTTGTGATTTTTGATTCCTCTATGCCAAGGATTGGCATATCGTTCTTAAAATCCTCCAAATCCTTACGGACTGTGCATAAATCGTTTGACAAGGCGCTTACTTTGCCATCTACCTGTTTTAACGCCTGATAGTGGAGTTCCAAAAGCTTCATGGGGTCCGTGGGAAGCTGGGGAGCGGCGGCACCCTGCCGGTCAAAATAGTTTTCTTCCAAATAGTCAAATTGCTCCCACGCCTTGTCTGTACCTAAAATCTTACAATGGCGGCTGGCTCCTCGGCGTGTCCAGAGGTATGCTATTGAGGTGGATTGAGGCAGGTTACTTTCAGGCACCACCCTCATAAACTCCTTTAATTCCTTGCCCTGTAAGGCGAAGAAATGCTTTCCCTCTTCAAATCTGTCTTTGTTTCTGCTGAAATTATGCGTAACATTCTTTGCCGTTGTTCCATAAACTTCTGCCAATTGCGCTGTAGTTATGACTGTCTGCCCTTTCCATTCCATAATAGGCTGTTTAGAAATTTCTTTCACGTCATACATAAAAATACCTCCTACGAGAAAAATATGTTGATTTTCCCATAAGAGGTTGATATAATGAATTTATCAATCTCCTATGGGATTGGTGTTTGGAGTAATCAGCTACCGCCAAGTATGTGTGATTACTCCTTTTCTTTTAGTTCCTTATAAACCTTGTCCACACCCATTCTAACAATTTCTGCCTGTGATTTTCCTGTTTTTTCCGAACAATACTCTAATTTGCGAATATCTTCTTTGGAAAATCTTATAGGCATTTGCTTTGTCTTTGGGTCTGTTGTAGGTCTGCCCGTTCTGGGTGACACTCTATTATCCTCCTTTCTTTTGTATATGCAAAAGTATAATATACCGATATACAAAAGTCAATACCCAAAATTAAAAACAGCAAATTTTTTCTACTGTCCTAAAAAGAGAAGGCTTTCACCTTCTCTTTACCCAAATATTAATATCTCCACGTAATTTTGTTTGAAGTTGTAACTTTAGCTCCATATATATTATAGTTTCCGTTTCCATCATCAATATATATTATTAAGTTGTACTTACTATAAATACCACCAATGTTGTCGCTACTTGGCATTTCATAATAGCTATTTGCAAAATTAGCCATTGTTGCAAGGTATCTAGCAACATCCTCCCCAGCCATTTTTGCCGTCTCCATATCTGTAGAAGATGGTATTTGCACAACAATATTAATTTCCTTCTTTTTTTCATCCACTTCTATAAACACATCTTTAATATATTCATACTGTTTCATGTCTGCAATTGTTGTATCCACAACATTTTCATCCATATAGGTTAATTCACTGACATTTGTATTGTCCGTAATATATTTTTCTTCCAGCTTTTTCATATCCTCCTTAAATTCCTGATCTATTCGTTCTAGTTCTTGGTGGTATTCATCCATTACATCACTATGCGTTTCGGTTTTTTCAGAAATAATCTCACCTGTATTATAATCATACAAATCTATAGTGCTTTTTAAATCATCTGGTACATAATAATAATTTCCTGTATCTACATCCTGAATAGAAACAACAGACCATTTCTTTGTTGATGTAAATGTAATATACATTGATGGTACAATTAGTCTCTTTGCCGTATCTGTTACAAAATATGCTTGTATTGTTATAATACCACTGTTCTCCTCTAAATTTCCATAATCTATTGTCGCCAAGCCAGTAACACCAATATCCTCCATAGTATCCGATAACACTGTTGTCAACCCGTCTACATCAGGCAACTTTAAAGCGTCTTTAGATGTTATTCGAACAAATCCATCTGGCAGATCTATCTCTGTATTATTAGTGTCTTCCTCTTCCGTTATAGTTTGTATTTCTGTCTCATCTTCTGTCATAGTTTGTATTTCCACATCATCTTCCATTGTAGATTGCTCATTTGTTGTTAATTCTTCATCCAGTTCATTTTTTTCTGTTTGGAGCTTATCATAATCCTTTTGTGATACACCACACCCTACACATGTTCCCAAAATGATACAGTACATAATTACTATAATTTTTATTTTTCTCATACTCATATCCTCCGTTTTTGGAACATTATAACATATGGTGTAAAAAAATGGAATAATATAGTGCAAAAAAAGAAATCTGCTGTAACAAATTTCCTTAATGTATTAGTACCACAATAGCAATACTCTCTTTGCCCTATATGCTATTATATCTAAATATCTTCTACCAAATTCTAATAACACCTCCGATAGATGGCTTCACGCCGATGCGTCCAAACTCCGAACAATCCGGCATTTTCTTATTAATTACATACGCTAATGTCTGCCCTTCTGTCAGCTCCAGCGCATTGCATACCCAACGCACACCAACTCAGATATTTCCGGCTGCATCTTTTGCGGCTTTGATGGAATCACCCATCACGTCAACATTTTTCACGATTAAATCTTTCATTAAAAAAATCCTCCATTCAACAATTCGTGGACTCATATCCTCACCTCGCTTTTATGTCCTCGCATAATTCATTACATATTATGGGCGCGCATAAGTTAATACCCAAAATAAAAAAACAGAGAAATTTATTCTCCGTTACTAATTGCGCTATAGCAATAACTATCTGAGCACCCTACTCAACAAGGAGCTGTTTTGAAATTTCCTCTGTATCATACATAAAAATAATCTTCCTATCGCAAAAAAGTATTTCTATACCTTCAATTAGTCTTTTGGTTGATTTATTTGAAATCCATGTTTTTATGTTAACTAAAATGTAGAATTAATATATCTAAATTCTTAGAATAGTTTACATAAATTTATATTTTTGTAATAATTTTTTTAATACTAATTGCAGTTCTATACTATTTTACTTTTATTTTTATAATCTTTATGTTATTCTGTAATTATAATGTAATAAAGGAGAATAGGCTATGAATATTTTTGATTTTTTCCGAAAAAAAATTAAGTCCTCTACAAAACCCACATGCAATGTTTTTATCGAGGGTCAATATGCTGCTCATGAAACACCAAAAATTAAAGTCCAAACACAAGATGAATCATACGAATACGATTTAAAAACTGAATACGTTCGCTTATCCACATCAGGTGATGAAAATGTGTGTCCCATGTGTAAACAATTTGAAGGAAAATACTTTTTAAGCACTGATGCCCCAAAGTTGCCTTTATGCCCTCTTTGCTCCTGTGAATACGAATACTATGATAAAAGCGATTTGCCATCTAGGGCAAAAATTCGGAATCCAAATGATTTCATTTTTCCAGCAGACTGCACACCGCTTTTTTACGAAGTTCAGAATACCGTATACGAAGAAAAGGATATTCAGAAACAAATACAGATGTGCGAAAGCAGTATGGAAAAACTCCCAGAATTTATGTTTCCTTATATCTCTGCCAAATTTGAAGTTCAGGAATTAGCATGTCGTGATTTACTTCCTGAACTTTATATGCGTATCGGCAAATGGGATAAAGCCAAATCCACTATTGAACGATGTATCTCCGCTAATGCCTATTATCCAAAAAACGGCTCTGTTGAATTAGCTGATTTGGAATCCTATCGTACAGTTGCCACAGCAGCAATAGCCTATATATCAGAAAATCCCGGCTGTTTACAACGAAATATTTATAAAGCCTTATCGTTCAAAGACAACCAAAAAGAACAGCTTAAACATTTTTTGCGTTATAGCCTACAAATTGAGAAAGAAAAATTCGGCAATACAAATAAGCTTTTTTGTAAAACTGCTTTATCTGCAAACAACACTAACAGAAAAGAGTAAATCTGTCTTATGCCATGATATATCCCTTATTTTTAATTAAAAGAGTGATGAATTTCCTCACCACCCTTCTCTTAATATTTAATTTTTAATAAATCACAGGAAAGCTGTTTGCATCGGAATGTTCCCATTAAAGTCAACTTAAATATGCCAATCAATGCTCCAACCAGAAACAGACCAATAATAAGCGTATAAATTAACCCTTTCTTGAAGTTGCCAACATAGAATGCAGGTACCAGAAAGCCAAACAGAAATTAAAGTAAAACCTATAATTCCATCATTTTTGCAAAACACCATCAATTTATACCAAAAATCACAGGCATAAGGAAATAATATAATGCGTGTTTTTCTTTCTACGGCTTACTACTTCCTTTCATTCCCTCTTTAACTGTCTAATTCAAGATTTTATATAATGGGCTTTCCTGTTTCCTTATCAATAAACGATATTTTTAATTCAGCGTCCAAAGCTTCTGCTATTTTCTCTAACTCAGATACTTTAAATGCATTTCTCTTGTGCTTATTATTCATGTTCTGTGGTGTTTGTCCTGTTCTTCGGGCAAGTTCTGCCTCTGACATATTTCCGCGTTTTACACGACACAAATTTATATACTCTCTAACATTCATATGCATAACATTACCTCCATAGTTTGATTATATATGTTTTTTTATATATTGTCAATATATAAGTTTAAAAAATATAAAAAATTATATATAAAAGTATTGACGCAATATAAAAAATAGTGTATACTAATATTATCAAGAGAGGAAAGGAGGAATGCAGATGGATAAGAAAATAGGCAAGCTGATAAAAGTGGTAAGAGCACTTACACAACTTGCCCTAGAAGTTGGAACCCTCATAGCAGTCATCAAAATGGTGATAGAGAGTATCAACTAAAAAGCGGGGAGGGAAACCTCCCTAACTAAAAAGATAACATAATCCATCTGTTAAATCAATATGATAAAGAATATTTTAAAATTAGTGGTGACGGTTGTTTGGTTCATTATTGTCGTAGTTGGTTTAATTTTGCTACTTATTTGAAATCATCAAGGGAACGAAAGCATTGCGGTAATGTAGTGTTACCCTACGAGCTTTAAATAATGAGATCGCGATCACATTATTTAAAGCTCGTTACTCAATGTTTAAAATATAGAGAGGATAAAGAAACCGCCCTTTGTACTTTGGCGAGTGTCGGGGCAATATTCTTGTCAGATTTAGAAGTGTGTGTCTGCTGCCCGGTATCTGATATATTGCACATGGTAGCAAGGCAAGGGCTTATTGTCTGCCGGACATAGGTATTTGCAGATAATCAATCAGGGCAGTTTCTAAAAGCCGGGAATAGTTTACCTTTTGTTCCTCTGCAATTCTTTTCAACTATGCCGGAAGAGTGATATTTGTTTTAATGCGTTCATTATCCTTTTTCATGCGGAATAAGTCAGGGTGGATTGTAATGGGCATTATAACATTTCCCGCTGTATCTTCTTTGGACAGATTCACAGATGGAGTAGGGATTTCCTCGTTGTCACATTCCATACTGTACACATGAAGGCTTGCGGCTTCTGCTGCCATGCGTGAAGCTTCTTCCAGATTATTCCCAAAGCTGATACATCCGGGCAAGTCGAGAAAGTAAATGCTGTATGAGCCGTCTGTTGATGATGGTTCAAAAACTGCAAGATAAGTTAAATTCTGCATAAATAACACTCCTTTCTATGAGAACCACAGGCAGTAGGGCTATTTAAGCCCTGCCTGCTTGTAAATGCTGTTTAACAATACATTATTTACTGTTTTCTAGCGGAACAACCGCCAACGTTTTGCCTAAAGGAGCCAATAACTTTAGAATGGTTGTTAATTGCGGATTAGTACTGCCCTTCTCCATTCTTGCAATAATGGGCTGTTTTACCCCGCTTAATTCCTCCAGCTTCTTTTGACTTATTCCTTTTTCCTGCCTTGCCTTTATTAGTTCTCCGATAATCGCCACACGCAATTCGCTTTCTGCTATTTCTTCTGGTGTAAGAATACTTTCCATAAATTCAAGCGCATCTGCGCCAACTGCGTTTGCTCCACGCTCTTTCAAATCATCATAATTTTCTCTAGCCTGCGCTACGGCTTGCATATACTCTTTATCTGTTTTCATTATCCTTGCCCCTTTCCTGATAATCTGTTAAATTCTTCTTTGCCGTTCTGTTTCTCGCGGTGGGGTTTTCTGCGTTTGTTTCATAAAAACATACAGCAGAACAAAACTGCTGCCGTCCCATGCAGCAAATAAAATTCTATCCCGCAACGGACGCAATTCCCATATATCACCGTCAAGGTGTTTTATGTATGGCTCCCCTGCCTGTGTTCCATACTCACTAAGAACTTTTATATAATCCATAATTTTATTTAGCTTTATGCGACTGTCTTTATCATTGCGGCTTGCCAACCTTGCTATATATTCCCTTACTGGTTCTTTTCCATTTTTATCTTTGTAAAAGTGTATTCTATACAAAATTATTATTCCTCCTGCTATAATATATTATACTTTAAAGTTATTAAAGGGTCAATAATCTTAAGGTTATCATTTACTCTATACTATGTTAATACAACTATTCTGAATTGCCATTGAACCTCTCATGGCTAAAGCTAATAGATAATCCATTTATATACCCAAAAGATACACCGAAACAATCTGACAAGCAATTCCCAAATCTTTATATACTGTTTTATCACTCACCCTTTCAATCTGGGAAATTTCTTGTACTGTATACTCCTTATCCTCTAAGTACATCATGCTGAGTTCTCTGTACCGTCGCTCTGCCTCTTCGCTTCCAGACTTTTCACATTCTTCCCTGTACATGTCTATTGCTTTTTCAATGCGATAGACATAATACAAATCCTCCTGTCTTCTTTTCTCTCCAGCCTGAATTGCCATTTCAGACTTACTTACTGCTTCTCTAGCATTTCCCATAAGATCTTGTATGAATTTCCATCTAAGTTCAACCTTTTCCTCTTCTGTAAACTCTGCCTCATCAGACAGCGCAACCTTGATTCTCCGATATGAACTGAGCAGATCCTTAGTTTTTTTGACCTTATTTCTTTCTATAGTCCTTTTCTTCTCTGCCTTGACTTGCTCTGCTCTAAATATTTGCACCGCCTCTTTACCTGCTATGGCAGCTATCTGATTGATCTGTTCTTGTGTTAGAACATACATAAATATCTTATTATCCGATATCATAATATCGCTTCCCCCTAAAATCCAATAATACAATATCCTTCCATAAGTCCGTATTCCGGCGTATTTCGTAAAACATATTTAACAGTTCTACTAATAACCATATGTGTATATTTTCCGTCAGCCCACTCTTTCAGCACCAGTTCATCACCGACCTGTATATCATCTTCATCCTTCCTTATTTCAAAGTTTTTGCTTCTGTTAGCCACTTCATCAAAATACTGTGACAAAATTTTCTTTTCAATCCGTTTCATTACACACTATTCCCACTCTTTAACACTGTAGGGTTAATTGCATACCATGTCACATCAATCCATCTACTGTAATTATTTTGCTTTCTCCGTTAAATTTCAGTTTAACTTGTTACATCTTTAGGTAATACCAGATTTCTTCCGTCAACTGTGTCTGTCCCTGGCACTTCTCCAGTTCCTTTACTGCATCTTCCAGTACATATCTGATATGCTCAATGTTCTCTGGGCTATACCCTGTATCCTCATACTCCATCAGTTTACACAGGACTCCATATATCCTGTCGTAAACTTTTCTTGTAATTACCCGCCCCACATACAGCGACTTCCAAGGAACGCCCTTTAACGACCAATTTCCTAAATCATCACATTGTATAAGCCTGCCCATTATATTTCCTCCGCTAAATTCTTATTTAACCAACATGCTCTTTCGCACACCAATCCAAAAATCTACTACAATACTCATTTGTACAAGGGCTATTGTCGCATTCTCCATATTCCTTTTCACAAATAAGACAGTTAAATACTCCTTCTGTCTCTTTTAGGCTCATCTCTGTGTCTTCTGCAACTTGCAGCAGTTCCATTTCGTCTAACCCCATCACTGTTTCAACCATTTTCTGGCGCATATACTCAAGATTTGTCATTGTAGTCTTTCCTTCTCCCTTTTCTTTTGCAATCTTACTCAAACTTCCCATACCATTTGTGCCAGAATCTCTTTCGTCAGTTCCGAATAATCTTCTATCACTTCAACTGTTGCCATTATTAAATTCCTCTGCAAATCCGCTAATAATCAGACACCATGCAATCAATAAATTCTGAACAAAAGTCAAAATCTGTTGGTCGCCTTTTTTTGCATATTCTTTTACCAACACTCCCATGCTCTCATTCCACTTTTTCATGTTCTGCTCGGATAGAAAAGATACATACATAGACCATACAAAATTTTGAATATGCTTAATGCAATTTTTCGTTTCTGTTACATCACATTTATTTTTTATGCTGTCAAAAAGCCATTTAACTAGGGGAATCCATATATATACAAGGTTTTTAATAAAATAATTTAACGGATTACATTCATTTATCAATGCATACATTTTAAATTTATATGCCGCAAAATCTTCATTTTCCAAAAATTCCTTATACATTCCCCAAATAGTACTCTGTATGTACTTGATATCCTCTATTTTTTCCTGCATGAAAATCTAACCCTCTTCCAGCTCATATATTTTTCTGTGGATAAGTTCGCAGATCCCGTCGCATCTATCCATTTTTTGTTGGCACAATTCATAATCTTCTGGGAATTCACCCCGTATGTATTCCCATTCCGTATACTGTTCCATAAGCTGATTCTGTTTTTCTTTCAGAAACGCTATAACTATATCCTTGACTGACACACCACACCTCCCTACTGGAACGGGTAATCTGTATCCATATCAATCTGCGAGAATCCATCATAAAGACTGCCTTGTTTTTGTTTATCCCAACCATAATCAACCATCAAATCATCGCCAAAACCATATATGCGTTTGGATTTTTCATCATAGTTCAGCACATACCCTTTTGTTTCGATTTTTCCAAATAATCGATTCTTTGACACCTTCAAAAGACGCTGTGACAGTTGCAGTTCCTTGTCTTTCTCATATGCAATTGTGATTGTGGCGATATTAGATATGTCGCCGCTTCCGCTGATTTCATCATTCTCATTTGTGGTAAAATTATTTTTCCTCTTATGTGCTACTAAAAGAATCAACGTATTGTGTTTCAATGCCATTCGTGCCAATTTTTTTACAAACTGGCTCTGTTTGTCGTATTTGTCATATGCCTGACCGGATTCCAAGTCTAAAGCTGTCATAAGATTGTCAAGCAGAATCACATCAACGCCATGTTGCATGATGACATCTTCTGCAACTGTCAAAAGGCTTTCTTTTTCATCATCTTCCACAATCTGGTTATCATACAAAAAACACTTTCCCCTATACCAGTCCGCTATAAGATGCCTATTGGTATCTGACACCATATAATTTCTATCGCCCCATCTGTTTTCATATTCTGTAATATGGTTTCCTCCAGCAATCTGAAAATCTATCCATGCCCGAAACTGATAATTTGGCAATTCGCCGCTGTATGCAAAACATTTATGTCCTTGATAGATTGCATTAACAAGAATCTGACTGGCTAGTGTGCTTTTACCTTCTCCGGGCTTTCCCGATACCAGTACAACACCACCAAATGGCAGTCCTCCATATAACAGTCGGTCAAGCTGCTTAATTCCTGTCTGCAACTTGGGCAGCTTGAACACGTCCACATTTTCCACGTCTGACAAATCAATCACACCACCGACTGGAAGCATTATGGCATTTTCCACGCATTTCCTAACCTGATCCGCTCCATGCGTCTGTAAAATCTCATTTGCGTCTTTACAGCCTTTGTAGTCTTCCTCCTTAACGTGTCTAATCTTTGTTTTAAGACGTTTTGATAGTTCGTCAAGTAATGTTATCACCCCATGCTCGTAATCACCAAATATGATGATTTCTGAAAATTTATTGAGCCAATTCCAACAATAGGGAACCCATGTAAAACCCTTTGCACCTGTTGGGACAGACACAGCATTTTCAATTCCGGCGGTTGCTACGGAAAGGCTGTCTATCTGCCCCTCCGTAATAACAAGCCGGTCAAATTTATCATTGCACTGTGCCATTCCAAACAGAATAGGCTTGCAGTTCGCTTCACACCACTCTTTGTTTTTATCCTTTTCCCGATCAAAATCTGTTTTGCGATACTTTACAAACTGCATCTGTCCTGCAGCATCAAGGAAAGGAAATACAAGTACATTTGGCTTTCCCGTTTGCACAGTAATCTGATACAGTTTTATGATTTCCTCAGAAATTCCACGATTTCTCAAGTATGTAATAGCTTCTGGCTTTGGTTCTATCGGCTTCTCCGGCGTTTTAATCTTTCGGAATTGCCGCCTTGGGCGGTAATACTCGTCAACTTCATTTCCAAGGGAAAAATCAAAATCCTTTGCCAGAGTTATCATGTTTCCGGTCACGCCGCATGATGCGCGAAGACATTTAAACTGCCCTGTCCTAAGATTGATCGAGAATGTTTTTATATTCCCCTGTGTAGGCTTTGGGCGACAGTATGGGCAGATTTTGAAATGCAGTTCATCGCCGCGTTTTCCTACTTCAATCCCGACATGCCGCGCGAAATCCCATGCATCCTGCTCTTTAAACTCGTACATGTCAGACCTCCAAATCCAGCCAGTCATCACCCACCAGCTCCTCTTCTGGTTCTTTTTTTGGATCGTTTTTGGACGGTTCTTCCATCTTCGGCAGATAATCCTCAAAGACATAGTTCTCCAAGAAATTGTTTGGCAGGTACATTCTGCCACCAGCTTCAGCAACATGCGCTGCGTAATTTTGAGCGGCAAAAACTAAAGCATCTTCCGTAACCGTTCCAGACACAATCAAATCGCAGTATGCTTTTTCTGCCAAATAGCGCCGCTGCTTGTTTGGGTATGCATTCAAAAAATCATCAAATCGTCTGATGGGGGATATAGGGGGTATTTCTTTATCTTTTATCTTTTGTCTTATGTCTTTTAATGTGCCACCATTTTGAACACCTTTTTGAACACTAACTTGAACACTATTTGCTATAAGGCAGTTGTCTTGAACACCTTTTTGAACACTAACTTGAACACCATCTTGAACACTATTTGCTATAAGGCAGTTGTCTTGAACACCTTTTTGAACACTATTTTCCATAACAATCTTGTAACAAGTCGCTTTCGTTCCTTGCTCTTTAAATTCAATAAACCCTCTTTGCTTTAACTCATTTCTCGCTTTCTGTATTCCTGCCCTTGAAAGTCCGGTCAATATAGATAGTACCTGATTCGGCACTGAAAACCACTCTGTCCAATAGCTCCTGTTGCATACATGCAATAACGCAAAGTATAACGACACCTGCCCTGTAGACAATGGATTTATCGTGGCTGAATCCCAGAATAAATTAATAAGGTCTAAATATGTCACTTCCCTATACCTCTCTTATCAAAATTTCAATCCGTGGATTATCCCGATCCACATCAAACCTATCGGAAAATCCGACAACATACTTCCAACCATCACCTTTCAGCACACCACACTGTACAAGTGAATCTTGGATTACCTTGCGCCCAAAACTCGAAATATTATCAAGGTCTCGACGCTTATTCGGTTCAACCCATATATATTCCATGAATACTGGCTTATTAATCCTTACGTCCCTCAAGCATTGTCTGATCGCCACTACAACAATATTGCCATTGTCCGCTTTCATCTTCGCTCCTTTGTGGCGATTTGTACGCTCAGCGGCTATGTAGTCATTCAGACAGTCAAGGCGACTGGGAATTATTAGCTTATATTCCACGTAACCCTCCTTTCCGTCGGCGGTTTGGCTACCGCCGGTTTTCCGTGATATATAACCCGTATGAATAATTAATAGTTACCGAATTAATCTATTAGCGCTCTTTTGATGTTTCTCATACTCTGTCATCATTCTTTCTAGTTCTGCTGGCGAAAGTGTTTCAATCCCCATCTCTTTACATTCCCCAACAAGACCATCTATTAAGTGCGACATCTCTTTTGCGTCATATTCGCTGGAACCTTTCAACATCATATATATACGATACATTGTACCGCCTTTTCCCTGCTTTACCTGCGGTGTAGGCTTCAGGTGGTATGTCTGTGCTTCGTCCACAGATTTCTGCGCTGATTCCGTATCTGGGATAACAATATACACTGCTTGTTCATCTATCATCTCTATCTGCCCATATCGTCGTAAAAGATAATTATGTATATATGGCTTACTTACATGAAGTGATTCTGCAAGCCGTGAAGCCAACTCCCAATAATATCTGTTTGCGTCAAGACTCCGCTTCCTCCGATGCTTTTTAATTTCAATGTCAAGACATTCTTCCTGTAACAGCTTTGCCGCTTCATTTGTTGGAATTTGAGCACTTTCAAACATCAAGGTATACTTTCCATTAAGAGTGCGCCCAATATCCTTTATTTTAGCTGTTAGTTTCATTGTGATACCACCCTATCAGGCTGCTTCTTCATCTTTGAGATACAGTCCTTGATTTGAAGTTTTGACAATGTATCTACGTTATCAACTTTATAAGTCTTTATAACCGCATTCCAAGTGTATCCAGTTCGGATAAGTTCGTTTTTCAAAGTTTCTAATAAACTATCTCTTTCAGCGTCCGTCTTTGGCGTTTCTTTCTGTTTCTGCGAATCGGCGTTTGCGCCATATTTTGTTTTATCTTTATCCCAGTAGACATCTGCCCCGATCCCTAATTGTTTACACGCAACTGATATTGCATCTGTTGTTGCCATCTTGAAACACTCATCAGAAACATATGGACCTGATTTCTGTATCTCCACAAACATACTTCCACCAATCCCCTGTATTGGCATAGACCACTCGCCATCAACTTTTATGTAAAGCTTAATTCTTACAAATGCTGCTATAGATTGCTCATAAGATTCGGTCCATTCTCTCACAGATTCATAATACCAACCGATTCCGCATGGTCCAAACATTTCAGTCAGCATCTTTATTCTCCACATGGGATTAATATCCGTCTTCCCATTCATTCTGCCGCCCTGGATAGGTCTTTTTGCAGTATCAGGAACCGCACGCCCTAAATCGTAATATTTAAGATTATCCATCACATCATCTCCCATTCTATTCCAACACTGTCCATGTACATTTCTAACTTTTCCTTTGCATCAGCAGAAAGTGAAATTCTGTACTCATACAGTTCTGTGTCTTCCCATATATTCGGAATAAAGCTTTCTATTACTTCCTGTGCAGCTTCCACTTTTGCCTGCTCAACAGCAACATTTTTTTCTGCCTCTGCCTGTCGCAATGCTGCCTCCCGCGCTTCTTTAGCTCTCTGCTCTACAAGCACTTTTTCGCGCTCCTCGCGCCTGATGCGCTCTGCTTCCTCATAACGTTGTTTTTCCTGTTCTCTGTCAAGAATCTCCTGCTTCTGCCGCTCATAATTGTTTATGTATGTAATTGCGTCTGTAAGATTTAAATTATCCTTGTATATATTTAATGCCTTTTCAACAGCCTCAGACTGCATGGAAGTAATTGTATTTAAGTCATTTTGCGTTCTGTGAATAAGCCCTGCAATATCTGTTTTAATGTCCTTTTCCTTATATGTAGCATTTTCCCACTTTGAATTGTAAATACGTTCAAAAGAAATATATGCCTGCAAATCTTCAGGAACACATTCATAGATTTTCTTAATAATCTGCTTCTTTTCTGAAACACGCTTTTCCTCAAATGCCTGTATTTGCCCATTAATCAAATTAATTGGTTCATCATACAGTCCTATCAGCTTCTTTGCTTGCGCCTCAAAATCGTCCCAAGGCTCCATATATCGTTTTTTTGCATCACGCATATTATCCTGCAAAGACTTTTTTTCTGCCCGCAAACTGGCAACTTCTTTCTTCGCATATGTTTTACTGTCTTCTGTAAATACTGCCTCTTCATACTCTGCAAGCTTATCCTTTATCGCCTGCTCTACTTGTGCAAAATTACAGGTAATTGTTGCACGTTCCTGCGAAATTACTGCTTGTATACTGCTCATTTCCTACCTTTCTTTCTGCCTCTTCATAGGCTTGTCTTTCCCTCTTTAACCGTTTTTTATTTGGCAGCGCATACAGTTCGTTCTGCTCTCCAGAATATGTTAGTGAAGAATAATTATTCTGTATAACACACAATAGTGCAGCATACCTGTTAGCTGTCTATGGATACTGGAAGGTTGGAGTTCCCGACCTTCCAGTATTAACATTACATATTCAGTATTGCTGCATCGCACAGAGCTGTTACAAGCTCATATTTCTTTTGAGCATACAGAATTTGTAAAACACTATATAAATCTGTATAAACTGTCTCTCGTGGTGTAACACCACATCTACGTACTTTCTCTTCATAATTATGAAGTTTTTTCTGGGCTTTCTTTTTTGTACTCAATTCCTTTTCCTCCTTTCCATATCTGTTGCCAATTTTCCTGTTACTGTGTTAAGATATACTTGTTGTGTTAGACATGCCGCCGTAGATATTGCAGTATCAGTCGGTGGAGATTCCGCAGGTTTTCAGTTGAACAACTGTTTTCAGATTGTGGAAACCTGCGGGATATGTTATTTTTTAATTGGTTTAGAAATAAACCTTTATATTTAGTATAATTGTGTTGGCGCACAGGCTTTTATCCCTGCACGCCCGCTAATCTACTGGGAATGTGATGCATATGCACCACGTACAAAGCACACAGCTTGTCCACATGCCCCCTGCGCGGCACACAGGCATATTTTATCCTGTGTCCGCTGCATATGAAATTTTTAGAAAAGAGGCTGCGACACACACCAGCATATGTGCCGCACAGAGGGCACGACTAATCCCTCTTATACGTAATTCTCTGCATTGTCATCTGTCTTGGTAATTCCACGGAGTCTGTTATAATACAGTTCAACAAGCGCTTCAGTAATACGCTGTTCACTACCCTCTGTAAACTCTACTGTACATGTATACTCGTTCTTTTTTGTTTTCTTTGTCTTCGTTGCCATGATATATCACCTCCATTTTATCTTTATGTGGTAGCGGTTGTACAATATTAGTGTTGGCTGATATTGTAATGAGTTCCTTTGTTGGTTGACATTGTAACTTGTACGCCCATAGGTGCTGGTAACACCTAAATTAAACTTTGTTGGTTAATACTCTAACTTATACGCCATAGGTGCTGGTAACACCTAAATTAAATATGATTCTTGCCATATGCCTTTCTTACAAAAGCTTTGCAGGTATCATCTGTTCTCCTCGATTTCGTCTGCTTCCCTGCGACACAATGCCCTGAATATACCGGAGAATACTGCATACCAGTTTTAATGTAATGCTGGATAAAGTTTTTGCAGTATTCACAGTTCATTGGAACACTTGCATTGGTTCCACATAGGTTCTGTAACTCCTCCACTTGTGCCTTGAGTGATATATTTTCCTGCTCTAGCTGTTTAACTTTTTCTGCTACCAATTGCCTTTACCTCCTAACTTGTGGTAAAATAAAATGTTATTATGCACATTTATTCTGTACGCATTCAAATTGAATGTTGTATTGTATTATACTAACATTCAACTTGAATGTCAATACTAACGGAGGTTTTTATGAATAATTTTTCTTCTACTCTTAAACAATACCGCCTTTCAGCTAATCTAACTCAAAAACAAATGGCTGCTAAACTAGAAATGACCCCAAATGCATATCAAAAGTATGAGCTTAATACTAGAGAACCAAATTTAGATACACTGATTCAAATTGCTGATATTTTTGACATCTCTCTTGATGAATTAGTTGGTAGGCATCTGCCTTAAATATCGTTGAGAAATTCCAAATAAATCCTCGAGTTTATCCCAATTTTCAATTTTTCCAATACGTTTTCCATACTCAATTTTCTGATAAGCATGTTCACTTATTCCTAAATACTCTGCTACCTGCTTCTGTGTCATGCCCGCTTTCTGGCGGGCTTCTTTCAAGTTCTTTCTCACTTTTAATTTCCTCTCTGCCTAAAGCTTGTCCCAAATCTACATCATTCCTTCTTGTCACCCATACTGAATAAATCCATTTGGTTATATTCTGGTATGCTTACAAAATCCTCTGTAAGTTGTACTCCGAACTGCTCTGACACCTTCTTAAAATTCGCCGCTATCTTGTACGATGCAAGTTTTTGTCTATTTGCAACCTTGTCCATGATTTTTAGATAGCTTGCAAGTTCGCCTAATGGAATTTCTGATGGACTAACAGCCATCAGCTCTCTTTCCATTTCATAAAAGCGATTGATGTATCGTGCTGTAAATTCTGTACCTTTCTGACCTGTTAACTTATGGGCAATAAATTCACAGCCTTTCTTTGTGACCATGAAACAAGGCATCACCTTGTTTTGCTCATTAATGTAAGTTGATTCTGCAAAGAAATCGGACGGGGAGATTTTTCCCTCTCCTAGTTGCTCTACATATCTGCGAATATCTTTCAACAAATCTGCATGGCGCTTTTCTACCATCTGTGCCACTTCTATAGAAGTGAGTGTTGTTTTTACTAATTTGCTAACCTTATTAACTTTCTCTGATTGAAACCCTCTTCCTACCAATTCTTTCCGCCTCCTCTACAACCATACCTTTCTCGCCATTGGGTAGCGGGATAATGCCTCCTAACGCAATATTGTCAGATTTCAATGGCTTTGTATTCCAAAAATCTGCTGCCTGCCTTAACTGTTGTTCTGTCACTTCTTATTCCTCCTATTCAATTATAAACCAATTTCTTATCTACTAACTTTATTGTATCTTGTTCTTTTACTGTTCCTGCCTTATACTGTCTTACAGGCTGTTGCAGCAGCCGACTACAGAAGAAAGGAGAAAACTATGACTAAAAAAGAATCCGTTACAGGTTATTGCCCTAAGCAGGACATGAATGTTGCCATTACTGTCACCTATAACATAACCTCCACATTACAGGCAGATTTCATAACGCCATGTACTTACTATTGCAAATACAGCAACACCATAGAAGCCTGTTCAGACTGCCCAATCTTTAATAATCTGACTTAATCGACAGCTCTATAAAAAGTTCTGAATACTTCTGGTAATTGTGGGATTCGCGGATTGCTTATGCTTATATCGCATTGAGTAAGCGTAATCTCCACTACCGGAAGCTGCCCACCTTTATGTACAAAGCGTATTTCAGTGATCGCCTCTGACAGATCCACTCCATCTATCGTGATTTTTGATTTGTTCACTCCATTGGATTCTATAATAACCAGATGTTTTGTATCCTGTTTTTTCTCCACACTCTCACCCCTATCTAAATAAGTCATAAACTGACTGTTGAAATATTACCTCCAATAACTACTCTTTTCTAAATCAATATCATTTAGTTAGTTTTCTTATTCGTTAAGTTAAGGCTCTGTCCTATGTATTCTTTATCCGGCTAATTTCTTGTATTCCAATTGCATCTTACTCTTTTACCCTTCCTGTTTTATACTGTTCTTACAGGTCACTGCCATGACCGAGTTTATAAGAAAGGTACTTTATTATGAGGCAAACAAACGATGAACTTTTTAAAAACTTCTTGGAATACATTAATAATTTTTGCATTCCAGATCTTATTAGAAAAGATTCCGAGAACTTCAAAATTGCCTTAATTGATATCACACGCAATATTGAAAAAATGAATCAAACATCCGAAGAACGTCTACTTGATATCATAGTGGCTGCTCATAAAATATCCCTAAAATCAACAATAACCTCATTTAATGATCTGCTTTGTAATTACAATCAATGGCTGCTAAATAATTACCGGATTTTACCTCTGAATGATAACGAATTTCCCGAAGACTGAAATTCATTGATCAGTTCTTTTGCTGACATATCTACTTTCTTACAAACCTCCAACATGAATTGCTGATACTTAAGCTGCTGTTTTTGTTCAGCAATTCTTTCATTCAAAGCATTATAATACTTTCTTGATATCCACAATCTTCCTTCACCTCCCCAATGTCATTTAATTGCCCCCGCCTCCATTAAGTTATTCCCTTTTCGAAAAAGTGTTCCCACTGTATAAAACCTCCGTTTTGGTGTATGTTTATACAATCTGCTTTGTCGGGTTACGCTGGTTGTCCGTCGTTTCCCTCATTTTGGTCAGCCCTAAGCGAATAATATGTCTGTATAATTCAGCGTATGGTTTATCATAAAACTCTCGCTGTTTTACAGTATCAATCTCACTTTTGACTTCTGCGGGGATAGATACCATTAGCAATGTCATTTAGTTAGCCCCCGCCTCCATTAAGTTAAGGCTCTGCCCTTTCTGCTGCTTGTTTATCATTGCATTTTTCCAGATTCTTCCCTATACTGTACTTACAGGCTCTGCCAAGCCGAGTACATAGAAAGGAACATTTTTTTCATGCAAAAAACAGAACTTATTGCTGGATATTGCCCATATCTTGAAGCTGAAACTACTATTAACGCTACATACGTTCAATATGCACCACTTGGGACACTACCTCTAGCTAATTTCCAAACAAGCGACTGTCCGCATACTGCTGAATGTCCAAATTCCGAAGACTGTCCTGTTGCTCTTCAAAAGACATATTGGTAAACTGTTCTAATAATGACGGACACTTTTCAATCCAAGAACCTGCAAGAATATCTTTTTGCTTGGTTTTTGAATTGAAAAGATGAATATTTATGCCTGTAAGTTCTTCCAATTTTTTCCATACTTTAATAAACGACGCTTTATGCGTATGTCCATATTCTTCAAGGCATTCCAAAGCATACTTACAGTACATACATTGCACATTATCTCCTAATAGTTGTGATTGCAGTATTCGTGCAATACAATGCAAATCCTTATCTGTTAACTCTGGCATTAGCTCATTACCTCCAATAACTGCTCTTTCCCAAACCAATGTCATTAGTTTGCAATGTCATTTACTTAAGCCATTTTCCTGTTAAGTGTAAGAGGTTATCTCTTCATAAGACGCTCCTATTTATCCCAAATTCCGTAAATCTTAACTCCCAATTCGTTTATTTGTACCTAATGACTTTTTATTAACTTGCACTGTATGTTTATACAGGTTGCTTTGTCGGGTTACGCTGATTTTCAGAAATATTCTGCTGTGCTAATATTCCCATGATGAAAATTCTTACTTTCTCAATAGTGGTATCATCCTTAATTTTCTCAATATCCTCTTTTAATGTCTGTTGTGCTTTAGTCATCAGCTCTTCCTCCTTTCTATTGCTTTTAACAACACTATAGATTGCTTTTAGCAATTTGTCAAGTGTTTTTTCAATACTTTTCATTGACATAAGCAATATTTTTTGGTATGCTTTCACCAGAGAGGTGAATATAATGATTTGTGACAGATTAAAAATTCTTTTAAATGAGCTAAATATTTCTCAACGCCAGTTTGCTATGAAAATAAATCTTGATGCTGGTTACTTCTCCAGAATTATGCAAGGTAAGGTCAATCCACCAGATCGGATACTGCTACTTATTGAAAATGTCTTTAATGTAAACAAAGACTGGTTAGAAAATGGTCAAGGTGAAATATTTTCAAATCAAGGTATATCTTTAGCTAAAAAGCAGGTCTTAGAATCCATTGATATCTTGAGTGATGAACAGGTCAATGCTGTTTCATCTTTTATTAGGTACTTGACTGAAAGTTCTAAATAGTGATATAATAAAAACAGCACGATCTAAGGTCATGCTGTTTTTATTATTAGGAGGTGCTTGCTCATGGTAACAAGTTGTTATGCTACACTTGCAGGTATCATCATAAGACACCGACTTCTTACTTCTGATGGTTATTTTACAGACGACTATCCAGAAGAAAAGAAGAAGTTTGTGGTTGATGTATGTACTTGCATCGCTAGTGGTTTAGTTGCCACACTCCTACCAAAACTATTATAAAATACATAACCTTATTAACTATAATGTAGTTTTTGAGGTTCAGATGAAATTGGACATGCTGCATGGCATGTCCTTTTAACGTTTCTGCATATTACCTACTGAATATACATCAGACACAATAAAACGAATTGGGACAATCTTAAAATGTCTTGATATGAAGAAAATCCTTACTTTTAACAGAAATGGGTTTTATAATTATGACTTTTCCTTTCATTTTTTTCTTGCTGACTTCGTCTACTTATATTCGCCAGTCTAAAGTTGTTCTTCCCCTTATACCACACTCCTACGGCTTGTCGAGTTATGCCGTCTGATGGGAAGATGTGTCCTCCTCTGTCGCAAATAAATACTCAAACGATTTATTAAAGTACCTGCAAAATGCTTGACACTCACTCGGCCAAAATCTTCCGCTTCGTATTTTCTGACTATAAGAATTTCGACTAACGCCGATAATCTTTCCCATATCCTCATCTGTCAGATGGTTGTATGCTTTCTGACCTAATAAATTTGCGTACATATATTCACCTCCTTGTAAACGAATCGCCAACCTTTATCTTGATTGTATCCGCGTATCGCCAACTTGTCAATAGTATTTTTGAAATTTGTTGACATATCGCCAACCTCATGTTAGGATAGCTTTGAAATGAGGTGACGATATGGGATTTTCTGAACAACTAAAAAAGGCACGTTTAAATATGAATTATACTCAACAAGAAGTTGCTGACCTTATGGGCATTACCAAAAGCACATATTGCGGTTATGAAACGGGAAAGCGCCAACCGGATGTTGCCAAAATAAAGCAACTTGCAACTATCCTAAATACATCTGGCGATATTCTTCTTGAAACTGGATTTGAAGATATAACCAGCGAATTAGATATTAATGATGAAGTGAGACAGCTTGCCCAACAATATAGTTTGCTCAATGATTCAGATCGTGAGTTAATCAAAAAGATGATTGATTCATTAGTTGAAAAATCAAAGTAGCCTAAAATGGTATAACACAATGTACATAACTGACACAAAAAGTCCTCCCTGCATAATTCTGAAAAATGATGCAGGTACATCTCCATACCTGCATTTTTTTCAAAATCTTTGATTTTCAAGGAAAAATCCCTACTTTTCACAAATAATCTGCCTACCAGCACCACATCAAAATTAGATTTTGGTAAATTTTTCTCAAAATACAGGTTTTCATATTTGGTAATTTGCAAATACTTATATTTTCAAAAGTTTTTAAGTTTCCTCTTGACACGCATGCGCATAATGCGTATAATATAATTGTAAGGAGGTTACAGCATGAGATTCCGGGAGATAGAAAAAATTATTTTAGCAGATGGATGGAAATATAAAAGCACAAAAGGTTCTCATTGCCAATACACGCATCCATCAAAACCGGGGAAAGTTACAATTCCCAAGCACCCCGGAGATATAGCCCCACAAATAGTCAAACAAATTTTTAAGCAGGCCGGACTATAAAAGTCCAGTACTGCACACCATAAAGGAGGTATTTATGAAATTAACTTATCCTGCTTGTTTCTATCCTGATGAAGAAAAAAATGGAGCTTATGCTGTGGTAGTTCCTGATCTTCCCGGCTGTGTCAGTGGAGGCAATACACTGGCTGAAGCCATTCTTATGGGTACAGACGCAGCGTCCGGCTGGGTTCTTGATGAACTGGAAGATGGAAAGCCAGCTCCGGAAGCAAGCCCTCTGGAAAGCATCACCCCCGATCCGGGCGGCTTTGTAAGTATGCTTGTCCTGGATATGGATGCTTATGCTGAAAAATATGGTGAAAAAGCTGTAAGAAAAAATCTTACCATTCCCGCATGGCTCAACACATTTGCTGAAAAAAACCACATTAATTTTTCACAGGTTCTTCAGGATTCCCTTACCGCTCTCTATCAGCAAAGACAGCAGGTCTAAGTGTTGCCCCGGTTCTTAACTAGACTGGGGTAACATTTTACCCCTTAACTTAACGGTCCACACAGCTAACTAAATAACATTGATTCACTGAGTACACAATTTCGCAAGTGAAATAAAATGTTTGTCTACTATCCTATTAATTTTATCTTTGTTTATGTGAATATTTTAATTCTCAAAAACATTTTTGTCAATATATATTTTGGATTTTGAGATATTTTTTGTTTTTGTGAAGCTTGCTGTTGACTTTTTTATTTAGATTTGTTATCTTGAATATGAAGGTGGTGATAATTATAATGAATGAACGATTGCGTAAGCTTAGAAAAACGTTAGATTTAACGCAACGTGAATTTGGTGAGAGACTCGGAGTTAAGGGAAATACCATCGCGCAATACGAACTCGGTAGAAACGAACCAATAGATGCAGTCTTGTCTTTAATTTGTCGTGAATTTGGAGTTAGTGAGGATTGGTTACGAAACGGCGGTTCTGATGATGATATGTTCATCAAATTATCAAAAGATGAAGAACTTGCAATGTGTACTCAAATGCTCTTGGATTCGACTGATGATGTTGTGGCTGATCTGATAAAGGAAGTAATCATTATATACGAAAATTTAGATAACAACTCCAAAAAAATATTAAAGAATGTTGCACAAAATTTGATAGATAAAATAAAGAATACATAGTTGCATATTTAAAATTAACAATAATATTTTGATGTTATAGTGATAATATGTTAATTTAAAATAGTTTGAACAAAGGATGAGTAAAAACAAATGAAAAAGAAATCATTATTAGTATTACTCGTAGCTATCACAACTTTATCATTAATGGCTTGCAATTCCAAAAATGAATCGCGTACAGAGGAACCAAAACAAGAAACAGAATCCACAGAATTAGTCAGTACAGAAACAACAAAAAAAGAAACAGTTGAACTTGAAGAAGAAACTCCAATTACAGAAACATTTGCCAGCCAAGAAATAACGAGTATAGCGACCGAAGAAACTATTGAATCTGAATCAGAAACTGTTTTATCACTAGAAGAAAATAAATATCAAACAATAGAAACAACAGATTTGTTTGAACAAATATATGTTCCTTACGCCAATCGAGAAAAATCATTTATTTTTGAAGGAGTTAAAAGTTTTGCAAGTACCCTTGAATATAAAATAGAAATTACAGAACCAACTGAGGAAGATTTAGGCGAAATTAAAATTATAGATACCAATGGGGACTATGTATATTTTGCTTTTAGTCCAATTGATGATGTTCAAATAATTATGACAGTAAGCTATTACCATGCTGAAACTGATTCAGAAGTTTCGTTGAGCAATTATTCTTCTGACGGATCACCACGATATGACACATTTACAACGCATATACTTGGCGAATCTGAAATAGAAGTATCAAACACCGATGAGCAACGCGATTTTTTATTCAAAAAAGAATTATCTGAACTGCCTAATGATTCTCCAACAGAACTCACATCAGAGTATCAGACTGATGAAGAAATCGGTGGAATTAGCGACAAAGATATATCTGACTTGAATCTTAAATTTTATGAAAGTGTTCAAAATGATACAACCGGAAACTGGCGTCTTGCCGAAATATCAGAAGATGTAAACATTCAAGACTATATTTATTCTTACTATAAAAAATATTTTAAAGAAGATTCAGAATTTCATGTCATTGTTAACCATTCCAGAAAAATCACCGCAAGCATCAATCCTGTTCATGACGCACTATATGTTGTTGAACATAATTACATAGAAGGTGAAAAATATGATGCAAAAAAATTATGTTCCAAACCTGTAGTAAGAGAATATTATATATATACTGATACCAGAGACATAAAAAAGATTGAATAGAAAATTAAAGTTATGTTAAAAACTAAAGTTTGGATAAGATATATATGGTAAGCTTATGAGTATATATCCAAATAATTTTAAGATTGGACAGACTTAATGCCTGCCCGAAAGATGGGTTTTAATCATGATTAGGATTTGAATTATAAACTTTTTTTCCCTCTCATCATCTAGTTTTTGAATGAGTTTTATAACTTCACTTTTATCACTCATACACAACGCTCCTTTGTATTAAACGACAAATATTACCTACACCTTAAGTTATTAAAATGTTAGCACAAAGAAAGGTATAAAGTCTACACTCATTCTTTCATATCTTGCAATAACCCGCAATTTCGTTAGATACCTACAAAAAAAGAACCGTCATTTTTTTATAGTTTCTTGCAAAATGCCAAATAAAATATCAATTTGTTACGAAATACTATTCTTTTGTACTCTTTTGTCGTATAATCATATAAATATGGAAAAACTAAATAATAAAGAAAAGAGGAATCACTATGGAGTTCTTAGAAAAACTAAAAACTTCTCCAACAGAATTGAGCACCTAAAAGGAAATATCCAGACGGAAGAAGCGACAAAAACATCTATCATACTGCCATTTTTCCAGCTTTTGGGTTATGATGTATTTAATCCACTGGAATTTGTTCCAGAATATACTGCCGATGTTGGTATTAAGAAAGGAGAACAGGTTGATTACGCCATTATGATTAATAATGAACCTCTAATCCTAATCGAAGCCAAACCTATTAACACGGAACTATCTGTAAAACATATGAGTCAGTTAATACGATACTTTTCCGTCACAAAAGCAAAGTTTGGAATCCTAACGAATGGCATTATTTATCAATTTTATTCAGACTTGGAAGAGCATAATAAAATGGACACAATACCATTTCTTGTCGTCAACCTTTCTAAAGTTGAAAAAAATGTTGCTGAGGAGTTAAAACAATTTCAAAAAGATGCATTCAATGTCAAAAACATTTTAAGTAGTGCTTCAAACTTAAAATATATGACAATGGTAAAAAATGTAATTGCGGAACAGTTTCAGTCTCCTTCTGACCAATTAGTAAAAGCACTCCTTACCAAAAATATATACAACGGTACCAAAACACAAGCTGTCATAGATAAATTTAAGGGAATCATTCAGAAAGCCTTTGAAGAATACATTAATGATGTTATTTCAGAACGCCTAAGTACTGTTATTTCTCCCGAACCTGTTATTTCCGTTCCCTCCGACGAGAAAGCAGAGCCTATACTGAACACTGACGAAACAAATGTTTTGAATTATATTAAAGGTCTCCTAAACACCAGTTTAGACATTACTTATAAAAAGACTTCAAGATATGCTTATATGCAGCTTGGTGAGCTTTCAACCAAATGGATTTGCCGTGTTTACATCCGAAAAGAGCAACATCTATTTACACTACATAAATTTGAAAATACTGATTATGAATGTGAATATTATTTTGATGAAGTCGAGCAACTTGATACGATACAGGAACTAATAAAAGACACTTTTGAGAAATGTTGTAAATTATAACAGGCATCTTACTTAACAGGTTATGGCAAGGCTTCTGGGTCTGCAAGACCGAAGAAATAGACAAGTCAAGATGTGTCAATTATTTTTCTACAGTTCCTAAAGAGAGATAGCTGTTCTTCTTAATAATAAGTTCCAAAAAAGTATTCTTTCAATGTATAAGTTCCAATTTGCAGTATAGTACAAAATACTAAAATAACAAAGGTATTTATAAGAATTCACAATACATAAAAAATTATTTATTCCAGATATTGACACGCAATAAATTATGTATTATAATGTACTTATAAGGAGGACTTAACAAATGAAAGGCTACTCATCAAGAGAAGTAATTGAAATACTTAGAAAAAATGGTTGGTATGAAGTGGCTTGTGATGGAGATCATCATCAATACAAACACCCTACTAAAAAAGGAAAAGTCACAATAACTCACCCTAGAAAAGACATACCTTTAGGAACTCTCAAAAGTATTTCAAAACAATCAGGGATTATATTTCCATAATCCCTGCATACTTGCTTCTCATTAATATATTATTAGGAGGATTTTTATGTTAAAGGACAGATATTCTTATGTCGCCGTATTTTCTTATGATGAAGATGGGATATGTATTGAATTTCCCGATTTACCCGGATGCTGTCCCTGTGCAGACACTGGTAATACGGATATGGCATTAAAAAATGCAAAAGAAGCTATGGGACTTCATATTTGGGGTATGGAACAAGACAATGAAGCGCCTCCATCACCAACTCCCATCACAGCTATCTCACTTGAGCCAAATCAAGTTCCTGTGCTTATTGAGGTATTTATGCCTCCCATAAGAGAACGTATTAACAGCAGATTTGTGAAGAAAACACTTTCTCTTCCAGCATGGCTTGCCTCTAAAGCTGATGAAGATGGCGTGAACTGCTCTAAGTTATTTCAAAATGCACTAATGGAATACTTGCACGTAAAACAGACTAATTGAACACATATAAAAATATTTGCCATAATTTATTGACAAATATTTTTATATGTGTTATCATTCTATTGTCAGGAGGAAATGCCAATGAAAAATTATTCATCAAGAGAAGTTATTCAAATACTCAAAGCAGATGGTTGGTATGAGGTGAATGTAGTAGGAAGTCACCACCAATTCAAACATCCAACTAAAAAGGGACGCACTACAGTAAAACATCCAGACAAAAATATCCCTCTCAAAACACTCAAACGCATTGAAGAGCAATCAGGGCTAAAGTTTAATTAGCCCTGTCCCCTGACATATTAATCTAAGGAGGTTATTTTATGAAAAAAGTAGAACGTTATTTTTATCCTGCCGTTTTTTCTTACGAAGCTGGACAAGAAATTTCTGTCGATTTTCCTGATTTAAAATGTGCCACTAGTGGCACAGATGATAATGATGCTCTCCTATCTGCGCGGGAACTTCTTGGTTGTGTTCTTTATGGTTTGGAAGAAGACGGCGAAGAAATTCCTGTCCCTACACCATTAGCTAATGTAAAGGTCCAACCTAACGAGCGGGCAGTTCTAATTGATGTCTATATGCCCTCTATCCGTCAAGCTAATATTAATCGTTCTGTAAATCGCACTGTTACACTACCCGCTTGGCTCAATGCTGCTGCCCTTGAACGAAACATTAACTTTTCCCAAGTTCTACAAGACGCCTTAAAGACACAACTTCATTTAGGATAATAACTTTATTAAGAAAAGCCGTTCGATGTTACCAGCACCGAACGGTATAATAAAGTCAAACACAATGAAATAAAAAATACCTCGTAAAAATATTATGGTATAGAATTGGAGGAATAACTACTATGTCAACTTTAGAAAAGGCAATCGGATTGTTACAAACTATGCCAGAACAGAAAATTGAAACAGTTTATACGTTTATTCAATTTATTAATTCACAGGAACTAGAAAAAAAGGGCATTGAACCTGCAAACAAAAAATCCGCAAAATCAATACTTGGAATTGCTAGTGAATATGCAAATCCAGCATTAATCGAACAGGAAGAGGGTGCTTTTAAACGTGCAATCACAAAAAAATATGCAACTGATTGATACAAATGTTATCTTAAGGGTTATCTTGAATGATATTCCAGAACAAGCTTCACAGGCAGTATCAATCATTGAAAATGGGCATATACAAACAAAGCCGTTCGATGTTACCAGCACCGAACGGCATAAGAGATATATCACTGGCGTACCAGTTACAATATCAACCAACGCTTATATTGTAGCACACTTTAATATATCCTTGCAACCAAATAATGAAATCGGTGTATTTTTAATACACGAAAATCATAATTATTATCAGGAGGTACTATATGGTAATTGGTATCTATCCACGTAAATCCGTCTACAGGGACAACAGTGATTCTGTAACGGTCCAAGTCGAGCTTTGCAAAGAATACGCTGCTATTGTCTTTAAAGGTCAAGAGCTTGACTTTAGAGTTTATGACAAAGATGAAGGTTTTAGCGGCAAAAATACAAAACGCCCTTCCTTCCAAGAACTGATGCGTGATGTTCGCAAAAATGAACTTGATGTTGTTATGGTATACAAACTTGACCGCATTAGCCGAAATGTACGAGAGTTCTCTACAATGTATGAAGCTTTTGAAGAACACGGAGTTGCCTTCGTATCTGTCAAGGAATCATTTGACACCTCCACGCCAATTGGAAGAACAGTTATGTATATATTGGCTGCCTTTGCCCAATTAGAACGCGAAAATACATCAGAACGTGTCGCAGACAATATGCTTGCCCTTGCAGAACAAGGAAGATGGACAGGCGGCAACTGCCCGGCTGGCATGAAATCCATTCGGAAAAAGCTTGGTGATAAAGAGCATTCTTTTCTTGATATTGATGATGAAACTATCTGGCGTGTAAAATTATTATATAACCTTCTATTAAACGGCTATACCATCACAGGATTGGAACGCTACTGTAAGGAACATGGTATAAAAAGCCAAAACGGAGCATTTCTAAACGCGTCACAAATTTATGCCATTGTAACCAATCCTGTCTACTGCCAGAACTCTCTTGAAGCGTATTACTACTTTCAGGAACTTGGCTGTAAGATGGTTTCTAAGGATCTATTCGACGGCACACATGGATGTATCCGTTATGGCAAGACTAAGACCGGAAAGGAACGACAAACCACACAGGAACACGCCAATTGGACAATCGCTGTAGGAATACATAATTATGTTGTCCCTTCCAATGTCTTTATCGCTACACAGAATCGCCTAGGAATCAATAAAACCTTTCGAACGGGGAAATATCCAACTGGTATTCTAAAAGGCGTTCTGCGGTGCCAGTGTGGCGGCAAAATGACCACTCGAACTTATATGAAAAATAAGATTCAATTCTCTTATTATTTTTGTGAGAAGCGTGTTCGACAAGGCAGGGAATATTGTGATTCTGAATATGTACGCGTTGATGCAATTGATGAATTATTTATAAAAGAACTAAAGAAAATAAAGGTCAATCCAGACTTTATAACATTACAGACTACAAATACTGAAGACGCTGATATTACATCCATGCAAATGGAATTGAATGCCTTGGACACACAGCTTGCAAACTTAGCAAAAGCACTCTCTGAGAATGCTTCCTCCTCTGCTGCCAAATATATTATTGCCCAGATGGAAGCATTGGACAAAGAACAGGCATCGTTAAAGGCATCGCTTGCCCGCGCAGAGATTTCATTAGAAAATAAAAAGGCTGCTGCCATAAACAGAAAACAAGTTTATGAAAATATCTGTTATCTGGTTGACAACCTTAATAATTTGTCGTATTCTGAAAAAAACGAATTGGTGCGAAAAACTGTTAAATCCTGTACATTACAAGACAAGAACCTGAGTATCATTTTTTGATACTCAGGTTCTACTTTATATTTCTGTTGGCGTGCCAATCAATCCCATCATATCGTGACCAAGGTGTTGGCGCTTGTAACCAAAATCCCTACCTACGCCGAAATCAGCCTCTGTTAAACACGGACTAAAAAATTATTCCTGCTCTAAAATCCCCGCAATTTTCTTAATCATTTCATCTTCTTTCAACCGAAATTTAATCTCCACTCTTCTGGAAGCAGACATGTCCACCTCCTGCGTGGAATTTCCCGAATTATCCTGGTGATAAACCGGATTGCTCCAAGACTTTCCATTGACAGTCAAAATCCTTTGCAACTGCTCAATCTCCACCTCGCTAAGTCCGTTGTTTTTGTTCAGGCAAAAGTCCGCCACTGCATTCGCACGCGCATAAGATAGCTCCATATTGCTCTGGTAGCTTCCATCTGTATCCGTATGTCCCTCAATAATAATCTCAGCAATATAACCACGGAACTGATCTTGAAGCAGCACATCCAAATACCTTGGAATAATCGTTTTTAGAGTTTCCTTACTTTCTGCTGTCAGCGAGGAACTATTATAACGAAAAAGCACATCTGAGGAAAATGTAATAGAACCTGTCTGTGCATCCACTTTCATTGTAGAATTGCTAAAAGCTGACTGCAACGCCCCAATAATATCTGTGCGAATGCCGACAATATCTTGCAATTCCTGTTTTGTTGTTGTCAATTCCTGTTTGGCATTTTCTATCTCTAAGTATGCGTTATTTAGTTCTTCCTGTGTCAAGGCTGCCTGTTCATAAGCCTGCTTTAATTCCGCTAGAGAAGATGCAAGATCTCCATTCGATTTCTCCAGCTCTGCTTTAGAAAATTCCAAATCCGCAATTGTTGCATCTAGCTCGTTTTGAGCTGCGCTGAGTTCTAGTCTTGTCTGATCGAGATCATTTGTCTTCTGTCTGTATATGGCAAGCGTAATTGCTATCAACAAAATAAATATTAGCAGCAGCGCAGCCATCATATCTGAGTAAGACTGCCAATAGCTGTGCTCCGCAAAGGCTTCTCTGTTTCTTCGTCTATTCTTCATACAAATTCCTCGTCTGTTCAAATGTGTATAACTGACTGCTCATCTCATCACACATATCTGCCAGCATTTCCTTCTGTTCTGCAAGCCGTTCCGCAAAAAACTCCTGCCTATCCATAACGCATGTAATCGCCTCCTGCACATTGCGATTTACTTCCACCAAAGTTGTGACTGCTTCCACCATTTCCGCGACATTTGCCGTGCTAGTAGCCTGTAATTCGCCCACATTTTTCAAGGTGTTTCCAAGTTTCTTAAAATCCGTATCCAATGCAGACTCCATCTGTTCTGTAAATTGATTTACAATGCGCTCTACACCAGCTGTCTGTTCCATTGCATTGCCTTTCATCATTTCAAGGATCTGCCTTAAAGAGCTTGCCATTCCCGCCTGATAAACAAGCATTGTAGCAGTAGTCTCTTCGTCTTTTCCTGAAAATGGCTGTGTGGTTTGACGAAACACATCTAAAAACTCATCTAGCGCCTTATACGCATTTGACATCAAACTTCGGTAAATTATATTAAACACCAATGAGAAAAAGATACCATATACCGAAGTATGAAAAGCTACTTTCATACCAGAAAGCAGAGAACCTACGTTGTCAGAGATTGTAAAAATATCATCCCCGCTAAATGCACCTAACCCCATAGACAAACCGAGAAATGTTCCCAAAATTCCAATCCCTGTAAGTGTCCCCGGAACTCCAGAATTAAAGGAATTCATGCTTACCCGATCCAAAAGATCCTCATTGATATATGTTTCCAAATCACAGAAAGAGCCAGCACCCCGCTTCGTCTTTGTTCCATTTACCCGCAAACGGTACTTGTTAAACGCATCCTGCAAGTCTTTTTGTTCAAAAAATGCATCGTTACCTTTATAATTTGCCCAAAGATTCTTTTCGCCAGCCTTCTTGTATTCCTTTTGTAGGATCAGACTGACATCTTCCAGCTCACGTGTAGCTCTGCTTAGTCTGCCAAAACTGACAGAGGAAATGATAAAGAGAATCCCAATAATAATTAGAAATCCAATATTGATTATCAGATTGACAGAAGATTGCCACTCCCCTGTAAATACTCCGTTCAAATACAAAACAAAAGCTACAACAATGACATACAAAAAAAATAGTACATAATACAACTTTCTTTTCATCCTTATTTCCGTCCTTTTCCTTTCGTACTTCGTATTTCATTTAGTATTATTACATTTGCCCTCAAAATGATTCTTACAGTTTTTGTCTATTCGCAAAAAATACTATCTTATATGTGAGTTTATCATACTTTTTAATAACTGACTATATGATGACATTTAATTTTTTATAAATATTTTGCAATTCCATAACAGTTCAGCCTTTGGCTTCCTGTTACAAGCATCAAGCCGTGCATAATCGCTTCGCGATGGCTTGATGCATCTCAACTACTACGCTTTCCTACGGACTTTGCAGCGCAGTGCAAAGTCCTGTCTGAACTGTTACACTGTTACTACAAATCTTATATAACCCCCCTTGTTTATAATGAAAGGTTTTAAATGACAACGAACCATGACAAATTCAAGACATTCTTGCTGTATTTTTTGTTCCTTATGCGTTATAATTGAATTATAGTAAACGCAAGCTGCAACAATGATACACAGGAGGAAGAAACAGTGATAGAGTTTTCTAAACGATTGGCAGACGCAAGAAAAGAGCAGGGTATGACACAGCGGGAAGTCGCAGAGCAATTAAATGTCTCTTTTCAGGCGGTCAGCTTATGGGAACGCGGAGAAACCTCACCAGATATTGACAAACTGGTGGAAATTGCATCTCTCTATCATGTAACGACTGACTGGCTGCTCTGTGGTATAAAAAAAGAAAATGTATTTATTGATTTTCAGGGCACACTTTCTGACAGACTATTTGATGAGGGAAAAATGTACACATACATTAAGACCTATGCCAGTGTAAAAAAATTGTATCAAACTTCCAAGGTTCTACCCTATGCGCGTGAACTTCACAAAGGACAAATTCGTAAAGGAAAGGATAGGGTTCCTTATATTTATCACCCACTTTTAATTTCTTGTCATGCACTTGCACTAGGATTAGATGATGACAATATAATCTCGACTGCCTTGCTTCATGATGTCTGTGAAGATTGTGGAGTTTCTTGCGAGGAATTGCCTGTCAATGAAGAAACACGAACAGCCGTTTCGCTTTTGACAAAAACAGATGACGACGAAGACTATTACTTTACACAAATTTCTCAAAATGCCATTGCCACTATTGTCAAATTGTTGGACCGTTGTAACAATATTTCCAGCATGGCAGCAGGATTCTCCAAAGAAAAAATGGTAGCGTACATCAAAGAAACAGAAAAATGGTTTTATCCGCTACTACAAAAAGCAAAATACGAATTCCCAATGTATTCAAACCAAATTTTTTTAATAAAATATCATATGACAAGCGTGATTGAAGTGATCAAACATCAGACATAATCAAATCTCGCTAAATTCAAGAGTGCCACTGGCATTCTTGCTGCGACGTGCGGGGCAGCTCTGCTGACAGATTACAGATTCGCACGCCTGCAATAAAAAGAATAGAAGCAAAAAACCATTGATTTTAGGCAATGGACAGTTCATTAGATTGGAGTACTATGAAATTTTATTTAGCCCCTATGGAGGGAATTACTACTTATATCTACCGCAATGCATATCAACGTTACTTTTGTGATATTGACAAATATTTTACACCGTTTATTGCCAGCAAAAAAATGAACCGACGCGAACTAAATTAAATTCTGCCAGAACACAATAAAACCTTACAAGTTATACC